TGGCCGTTTGGAGTTCTGCAGCCACTTCAGCCGGGTGGAGATTCGCGGATTCCAGAGTGACACCGTCCTGCTCGTCGATGATTTCCTTGATGAACGCCAGGCCGAAAGACTCCATCGACGGATTGGTGTCTTCGCCGAACAGGGTCAGAGTGTCTTCAGCCAGATCGCGGTCGGTGGCAAACTTGTCAAGGCGACGGCCGACGGTGACCCCATTGATCTTGGTGTCAAGCGAGACTGCCAGAAGCCAGTATCCGGTGAACATGTTATACAGAGAATGGACCACATCCTGAATGAATGGGGTGTTGACTGCACGCTTGTCCATCAGCAAGATGGGCTCAACCCTGGCAGATTGTGTGAAGCGAACCAGATCGGAGGTCGTCGAAGAACGCAGGGCGTCTTTGGCCATTTGGATGGCTTTGCCACCTGCGGAGTCATCCGACTTGTTCTTCAGTGCGGCGACGATCTGAGGACTGTATTTAGCAAGTAGGCCAACGCCTGAGACGATCAGGCTACTGATGCCAACCAAGCTCTCTTGCGAGACTTTTTTGTTCATGAAACGACTTCCTATTGAAAAGGCATAATGGAGATGAACGACCAACATAAGTTGATGAAACGAGTGCTTGACACAGTCGCCAAGCACGGAGGTTTCGACAGCGATGATGCACTGATGCAACGTCTGACCCGCGAGCAAGGAACCGGTGCGGTGGGAGCCCGTTTCCATGATCTTCTGGCCGGTTATAACAGAACACAACAGGGTTCTGCGGTTCCGGCTAACACCGACATGCAGGGATTGACGTTTTTCACACGTCCAAATTTAAACCTGTCATACGATAACGTGATGGCAGTGCGTCAATTGTCCGTTTTGGCCAGTGAAAATCCACGGTCATACAGTCGAATCATCCGTCGGATGCTTTGGCCGGACAGTATCATTCATGACAATCAACGCAGTAAACATGACCAGGGAATTGCAAACGACAACGTCATTTTTGACAATCGTCAAGCCTTTATGCCCCTTCTCAGTAACACGCTGACCAACATGAGTGGCTGGCCTGACCTGATGCTCCATGCATACAGCAGTAACGAAGGGATGGCTAAAGAAGTCTGGATGATGAACGACTCGATCGCCGAGGTAAATGGTCGATTCGAACTCGATTGTACCTTCGAAAACACCCTAGGTGATCCTATATCATTGACGCTGTTTGCGTGGCTACTGTACATCGGCGGTGTCTATCTGGGCACGAAGATTCAGCCTGCTGGTTACTCGATTGTGCAGAACGAGATTGACTACATGTCTCGGATCTATCGTTTTGTGACAGACTGGTCAGGACGGTATATCCAGAAGTGGGCAGCCTGCGGGGCAGCCTTCCCGGTAGGCCTGTCAATCGGCACCTCGTTTAACTACAGTCGTGACACGCCATACAACGAAAATAACAAGAGTGTTCAAGCAAGCTTCGCCTGCACCATCGCTGAATATAACGACCCCATCACCTTGTGGGAGTTCAATAAGTTGGTGGTCATCTTTAACCCGATGATGGGCGATGGTGAACGCGAAAAGAAAATGAAGCGCATTGAGCCAGAAGAACGGAAGCTGTTTAACTATAAAGGCTTCCCGTGGATCAATCTGATGAACAACAACGAACTGGAGTGGTGGATCGATAAGGACGACTACGTGAAAGTAACACGGGGCGATTTGAATAAGCCCATGCCGTCCACAGCCCCAAGTCCTACCACAACCACTCCAGATCAGTCTGGACTCATCGTCGTTTAATGGAGCCTGTCAATGTCTCGTTCTGATTTGTCCCGCATGATCGATGCGGCACGATTGAACCCCATGGCCATCCAGCGCCAGGGGATTGAATACCTGGAGAAAGTGCGCGGCGGGGAAGTCGAAATCGTCGACGCATCCAATGCGTTCGTCTATGTGATGGAGTTTGCCTCCACCCTGTTCAGTAACCTGGCTCGCAAGGATGAAATCCTCAACCTGCGTCAGTACCCTGAATTGGCACAGGGACGTGAGGACCTGTATCACCACATGAGTGATGTCGATTACCTCAACGTCTTCTCCATTCCGTCCACCACCGAACTGTTGCTAGTGTACAGCCTCAGCGAGATCATTGAGAAGGCGGTCGATATTGGCAATGCCGGTGTGCGCAAGCTCGTCATCCCACGCCATACCAAGGTCATGGCAGGCGACGTACCGTTTACTCTGCAATACCCCATTGAGATCCGGGTCTTACCTCACCAGGGCATTCAGGTGGTGTACGACAACAGTCGTCCGTCGCCCCTGCAGGCGCTTGAGACCAACAAGGTCGCGTTCTCTATCCTGAACTACAACATCGGACATGAAGAATACCTGCAATTGGAAGTTCCTGCTCAGCAGATCGAGATCAAGAGTTACACCGCACCGATGTCGGCAGCCAAGACATTCAACAAGTCGTATAAGTACGCCGATCAATACCATCACTGCCGTGTCTACACCAGCACAGGTGACGATGGTTGGAAAGAGATCAAGACCACGCACAGTGACTTGGTTTACGATCCAGGTACTCCGACCGCTGTGTTGAAGTTGCTCGACGATGGCATGCTCAATGTGAGTATCCCTCAGATCTACTACAGCAGTGGACTACTCAACCGTACGTTGCGGATCGACATCTACACCACCCGTGGGGCACTGGAGCTGGCTATTCAGGGTTACAGTGCGGGCATGTTCACGGCTACGTACGAGGATTACGACAACGACGACAAAGGCAAGTACACCGCTCCAGTGAAGCGGCTGACGGCAAGTCGGTTCATGGCGTCATTGCCAGCGACGGGTGGCTCGAATGCTATCGGGTTCGACAAGCTCAAGGAGCGTGTGATCCACAACGCTTTGGGTTCGATTGACCTGCCGATCACCAACGTCCAAATCCAGACTCAACTGGACCGTCTGACAGATGCGGGCTTTAGCTGCGTGACGGATATCGACAATGCCACCCGTCGTTTGTACGCCGCCACCCGTGAGATGCCAGTACCTGAGATTAAGGAAATTTCTTCGGGTGCAGGGTCGAACGTAGTGACACTCAGCAAGACCATTGAACAGATCCTGAACACTGCCGATGTCATGGACAATGGGCAGCGCATCACCATCCTTCCTACCACGCTGTATCGGGACGAGGGGGGTTACCTATCGATTGTCGATCGGGAAGAACGCGAATCGATCATGTCACTGCCTTCTGATCTGCTGGCTGACACGGTAAACAACAGCACCTTCTTCTACACCCCGTTCCACTATGTCTACGACATCACCGATGGTGTGTTCAAGGTCAGGCCGTATTACTTCGGTGCACCTGAGATCACCCGTAAGTTCTTCGTGGACGACAACGGGACCATGGGCGTTGGGGTCAATGTCAATACCCACCAGTTCGAGCGCACTGAGACCGGCTGGGTATTGCGCATCATGACCGCTAGTACCGATGCGTTGAAGGACATGGATGAGGAAGTACTGGTAGCTCAGCTGGCTTACACCCCTCCGGGTGAAGTCACACGGGTCTACCTGAATGGTCAACTACTGGGTCGGGACCCGAAGACCAAGGAATGGGTCTTTGAATTCCGCTTTGACTCAACGTGGGATGTGGACCGTGAAGACCGCGTCTACCTCGATGGATTTGAGGGCGAAGGTATTTCACCACACCCTTACCCTGCTGAACTGTCGACCGTCTTTGACGTGTTCTACGGTGTGCGCAACGACCTGGTGCCCGCCGGCGAAAGCAGCATTATCGATGAGCGATTTGGACACTTCATGGTGCCCTATCCGGTGACGGGTTTGTACCATGAACAGCTGACTGTAAAGTTGGGTCACGAACTCACAGGGTTGTGGGCACGGGCACGTTCGACCATCGGCGAAGAACAATACCTACGGTACGAAGAAGACGTTCCTCTACTGTACACCACCAACATCCCGGCACGGGATACTGAAACCGGCGCGGTGGTCATTGACTACAGTTCGGGTAAACCTGCCATAGTGTACGATCATCGGGTCGGAGACATCGTGGTAGAGGACAATCGTACTGTGTACCTTCATCGCAAGGGTGATGTGATCATCCAAAACGGAGCGCCGATTGTAAGATCGCCTCGTTCGATCCTGCGGCAGGTGGAACTGGTGCTGTTCGATGGGGCGTACTACTTTGTCACCAACGGCACGGACTTGGCTTACCGAGAAACCGTACCGAGACAGGTGGTAGAGTGGGTCAACATTACCCTGAAACCGATCCGCGATAAGTTGCTGGAGAATACCACACTGTGGTTCCATCCTAGGACGACTGTGGGTCTGGTCGATGCCATTGTTGACGGTAGCTTGACTGTATCGCTTGAAGCGGCGCAACGCCTGCGGATTGAATACTTTGTCAGCCCCATGGTCTATCGTGATGAAGCCCTCAAGGAAGAGATTCGCAAGAGCACACGAAAGACAGTCGCTCAGTTGTTCAAGGAGATGCAGGTTACCCGCAACGGGATCAGCGAAACCTTGAAGGACGTCGTGGGTGGGTATGTCATTGGGGTCAATGTCAATAATCTTGGTGGTGAGCGTGATTTCAGCGTCATCAGCATGAGCAATGAATCAGCCCGACTCTGCATCGGTAAGAAGCTGGTGGCCCTACCTAACGCCACATACGGCGTCGAGGATGCCATCGACATCTTGTTCTCACAACACTCGGTGTAACGGCATAGAGAGCAGCCCGAGGGCTGCTCTCTTATGTTGGCTCACTAATTAAGAGCGGTACTTAGCTATTAACTGAATAGCCCGACCGTAGTCCTTCATGAACAGAGCGACGAGATTAACTGCGAACTCTGCGGCTTTCTGTCTGGCTCTGGTAAAATCTGCCGTCGCCTTAAGTATCCTCAACTGCTGCGCGTCCGAAGAACGTTCGGCGGCGCTAAGAAGACTTTCGGTATGCTTGAGTTCGACAACGATGGCACGTGCCTGATGTGTTAACTCGGATTCAAGCTTATTGCTTATATTGGTTATCTTTGAATGGTTTGATTTAACCCATCTGTCAATTTGAGCCAGCACGAGCATGGCGTCTTTCCTGCTGGTGAGCGAATAGACTTTAGTTTTCTCCTCGAGGAAGCCTAAAACCTTGCTGAGATTACCTTCCAACACATGAGCGATATTTTCTTGGTCTCGGGTAATCTCAACCAGACCAATATCGGGTGCATCATGCGGTAAAAGATTCATATACTCCATTTGCATGCCGACGGCGAAGTTGTAGGCGTCGCCAGTTTCTTTTAGACGACCTATGATGCCACCAGCCACCATCTGTATCAGAGTCCCCTTACCCTCAAAAAAATGCATGCTGTCAGGTATCTGAGTCTCTAGAGCGGCTTTAGCTTCCTTGACTTTCTTTTTAACCACTGTCTCTACGGCGGTCTTGGTCGTACCACGATCAACGCCCATGTACTTGTCAAGATCTTCCAGGGTTTTGATAGGGCCGTCGATATCGAGGATACTCTTTTCAGAGGACTTCTCTATTTCTTTCTTGACCTCAGCCACCGTCTCTTTGACGAAAGGTGTGGGGATGGCTTTATTGTCGTTTAACAGGGATTTTTCGGTAGAGGATTGGAGTGCCTTGTCAGAGATGTCTTTCTTTTCTTCGGCAATCTTTTTGGCAGCGGCGTTGATTTTCTTGTTCTTGGAAAACAACTGAGCAGCCCAAGAGAAAAACGCCTTGACGTGTTCACGCACCCACTTGATGATCTTACGGATTACATCGGCGATCGCTTTCGCTCCTCTGACAACGATGTTTTCCATGGACACATCGTAGTTCACTCGTGAGGGCAACTCGGTGAAAGAGTTCATCGGCAACCCATCGAAACAGTCTGCGTGACTTTCCATGGAGGATGTCATGAACATGAGCGTCTGGGCGTCACTGCGACTGATGCCCCCTACTTGACGAATTTCATCGACCAATGACATCAGCGACTCGAAGGTCGGCGAGAGATCGTCGACAGTGAGGTCTTCTGCGCCAGGGGCGTTCAGAGTGTTTTCGATTCCCGTCAGGTCTTCCAACAGATCTTCCAACGACATCGATTCAATGTGCTGGATTTCTTCTTCGGTCAGGGCGGTGTTTTCTACGTCTGTGGTCATAATTGTTTCTCATGCGTGAGTTAGGCAGCTTGAAGCCGATAGGGCATCTTGGAGCAGCGCGCCAGCTTACTCGCCAGATACCCAGGGATGTCGTTAATCATACCCATAATGAGCGCAGCGCCCCAGAAGAGCTTGGAGCGTTGTTCCAGTGCTCGAATGGCGGTGTCATCAGGGGTTGTACGCCGCAAGGTCGCGAGCTCTTTATCGATGGAGTCGACTTGGACTTTGAGTTCGCCGGAGACCTTGGTCATTTGCTCCATGTGCTGGGAAATCCGACCTGAATGGCTCAGATCGTGTCTCGGCTCTGTTGTCATGGGACATCCTCATAGGCGAGGAGTGTCTATAGACACTCCTCTGGTGTGGATGGGTTAAACGACGAAGCGGCGGATGAAGTCCGACAGGTCACTGCGAAGCATGGAGCCGTATTTGCCGCCAATGGCTTCGAGGTGAAGCTTGTCCACCGAGGCTTCAAAGGCCGGGCGGGCGAGTTGGGCTGCGATGTCCTGGCTGGTGAGTAGGCGCGGCTCGAAGCACAGCGTGTAACGGTTCTTGTACGCGTCGACGGTCATGTTGTACGTCACGTTGACAGAGAACGGATACAGTTCGTTGACTTCGGCGATCACGCGCTTGGCGTTCTCGGCATGGAACTGTTCGAAGTAACCGATCACTGAGTCGACTTTGGCATTGGGGAGTTCGAATTGGTAAGCCAGTTCGATGGCAAGGGCTGCCTCAAGGAAAGGCTTCTTCAGGGCGGCGTTGTCGACACACTCGAGGAGTTGGAGCAGGCGTTGGATTTTCATCACTTATACCGTTTTGGTTTGGAGTTTGTTGGAGAGTTCAAAGAGCCGGTTGTTGACCAGATTCTCGAGCTTGAGTTGGAATTTCTGTTCGGTGTTCTTGCCTGTGAAGATTCTGTCTAGCCACGGACGAATCATGTCAGGACCGAAGTCGGTAAGTTTGGTAAGGTCACCCAAGATCTTATCGATGTCGTCGATCTGACGAATGATGTCGGCACGCTGAACAGGTGTCAGGAAGTCCGCTTTCGAGGAAGCAATCAACTCCCGACGCATGGCTTCAAAGCGCTTGGGGATGGGGTCATAGATCCCTTCATCGAGTTGACCCCAGAAACGAGAGGCAACCTTGTAGACGCCGTAAGCCATCAGCGGAACTGCCACAACGAGCGAACCCACGACCGATGCAGTGGCGGCATATACCTTGACACCTGAACCCACAGCCACGATGCTCCTCCAACTGAGTGAGATAAACATCTTCATGTAACTGGTCAGTGACATCATGAGGTTGTCATAGCCACTGCGGTATTCGGGGGTGTACTTGGCATATGCGCGGTTCATTTTATCGAGTGCAGATACGATGAGCGATGCACCGCCGTGACGGGCCACGAACTGGTCGGCAGCAAATTCAAAGGTGCGAATGTCGTAGAACTTCGTCCCCAGTTCCGAGCGAATGCTGTCGATGGTCGAGGCCAGGACGATTTGCTGGATGACGACAGGGTCGGTTGACTGATCAACGGTCTTAAGATCCTTCAGGCGATAGCCCGTCTTCTTCTCGGCGACCTTAACCACCTCGACGATCTCGGAGGAGGGTGCGCCTTCTTGCTGCTTCTTGACAATCTCGGAGACCACGACGTTCGAGACGACCATCTTGCCCAGATACCGTAGGAAGTAAAACGCATGCCCGAATTCGTGCAGGGCGACGGCTGCCATTTCCTCAGGTGTCACATGCTGCATGTTGGGAAGGGTCAGGAACTCAGTGGCAAAGCAGACATCCATCGGCAGTTCGCCGAGAATCCCATTGACAGTGCCCTTGGCAAGGTTAATCTCACCTTTGAACAGTTCTTTTTCCGACACCGGACCTGAGAACGTCGAAAGACGCTCCACGACACGGTCTGGTTGCATGGCATGGGCTCCATCGGTGGAGGCACACATGACATAGGCATTAATGCCACCCATCTTGACGAAATGAAACTTGATCGTCATGCCGACAGTGCGCTTGACAATGCCGTTGATGGCCTGTTCGACCTTAATGAGGTTGTCTTTCGACGGGTCCTTTCGGGCAGTGGCAAACTGCAGGGCGAGTTCCTTGATAAAAATGGAATCTCGTTGGAAATCGATCGCTTCCATCGAGGCGATAAGTACTTTGTTCATGGTCATAGTCCGTTTGCGCGTCCGGGCGGTGAGTAACGATCATACCATTTAGCGTAAATTGTTACTCCATCGTTATATCCATTTGCCTAGAGGACTTGAACCCTCCGATCCGTATAAGTAGGACTGACCCATGACTACAGTAAGTAAAGCCCCTCTGTTCGATAAAGAGGAAGTACTCGGTCTCGAGTGCAAGCATGCTGTCTATACCCCCAGTGCCTTGAATGACACCGATGACCTGCTCACTGTAAAGGAACTGGTTCACCTGAAAGATGGCCGCAAGATCCCTCGCCTGAGGTTCTACAAGAATCGTCTGCGGCCGTTTGGCATCACCAAGGAAATGTACCGCAACCACACCGACAAGAAAGAGGTCGAGTATCTGGATAAGTTGGTGCTTTGTGAAAGTACCCAGCGTGAGCTGAATCAACAGATTGTCCGTCGGCTCGGGTATGGTAATCCTAAGCAAAGTTTGCGCACCCTGTGCCGTAACCAGTACATCTACGGGGCCGATATCACCCCCGCAACGCTTATCAAGCAGCAGTACATGGATAAGTGGCCAGGTCTGTTCCATTCTAACCAGGTGGCTGTACTCGATACCGAGACCGACATGTGGAATGGTGACGGTAAGGATGTCATTATCTCGACCGTGACCTTCAAGAAGAAGGCGATTGTCACCATCCTCGATACCTGGATTGAAGGCATCCCCGATCCAATCAACACCATCCTCGAGGCTCTGGACAAGCATCTGGGTCATATCACTCGACCACGCGGCATTGAGTTCGAGATCAAGATCCTGAAGTCGGGCGGTGAGATGGTCAAGACGTGCATCGATCGTTGTCACGAGTGGATGCCAGACTTTGTCAGTTTCTGGAACATGGACTTCGACATGCCTGTCATGATCCGTGAACTGGAGCGGTCTGGGTATAACCTCGCCGATGTCTTCAGTGCTCCGGAAGTGCCACCTGAGTTTCGTTTCTTCCGCTACAAGCGCGGTCCCGACCAGAAGGTCAAAGCGGACGGTAAGTCTGAGAACCTGGCATGGTATGACCGTTGGCACGTGGTGGAGACACCCTCATCACACTTCTGGATCGACTCGGCGGCAGTGTACCGCAACATTCGACGCGCCAAGGGTAAGGAGCCTAGCTACGCGTTGGACAAGATCCTCAAGAAGAACCTCGGTGAAGACTTCGGTAAGCTGTACTTCCCAACTGGTGATTCGACAGCCTCGCCAGGTAGTGCTGAATGGCACATGCAGATGCAAAAGCACTACAAAGTCAACTACGTGATCTATAACGTGTATGACTGCTTGGGTGTGGAGCTGCTGGATGAGAAGGTCACCGACCTCAACACCCAGATCGGGATTCTGTCGGGGAGTTCGGAGTACAACATCTTCAACTCCAACCCGAAGCGTAACGTCAATGCCTTCTACTTTGACATGCTCAAAGAAGGGATGATGGCTGGGACACTATCGGATCAGATGATCACTGAGCTGGACAGTTTCCTGCTATCTATTGCCGATTGGATCGTTACGTTACCGACCCATGCCGTAGTCCCGAATGGCTCGTACATGATCAAGGACTTGCCTTCGGTGAGGAGCTTCGTTAGACGGTACACCTCGGACGCTGACATTGGTTCGACATACCCGACCGGCGAAGTAATCATGAACCTCTCGAAGATGACCACGATGTACGAGGTGGGACGTATTGCTGGGGTTACAGCCAGCGACCAGCGGTTGGTGGGGATTAACTTGACAGGTGGGCCAGTGAACGCCATTGAGATCATGACAGGGACGATGAAAGCCCCTGATCCGTGGCAACTGCTGGATGCGTTTGAGAAGGAACTGGCTGCCGGTGAGTCGCCTGTACAGAAAACACTTCGCCTAAGTTCGGTGCTCTAACCAAAGAAAAAAAGAAGACGCTCAAGAGACTGACATCAGGCCGCAATAGCCTGATGTCAGTCTCTATGCTGTCTCGGTTAGAGTGAGGTTGTATGACCCATCACTGGATCAGACGGTGCGATGCAATCTCTGCGGGGGTGAGCCCCGTATAGAAATCTTCAAGGCTCCGTACATCCCCTACAAGCTCCCCCTTCTCATAGCGAGCCAGTATCCGTGCCATCGCCTGGATACGGGCCGGATGGCTTTTACTGAGCTTCTTTGCCACCTTGACGACGTCCTCATGACACCGTGCGTAGAAGTGCGGCTGCATGGGAGTCTCCAACTCAATGGTCAACTCGCAGTAGTGATCTTCATACGGCTCGAAGACGAAGTCCGAGTTCTTGAAGATGTAGAAACGAAAGTAATCGTGACTACCTACGATGACTACGCCATCCATAGTCACTTGGACCAGGTTGCCGTAATTGATGTCGTTTTTGATGATCGCGTTCATGGATGTTTCCTTATTGAGCCATTACGGACAGATTGTTTTGAAAAGAACACCTTCACGATTAGATGTCGGCATCAGGTATGCTTGGCAACCATCAACGTCCTTATCGTTCCGATGAGTGGAGATGTAAGTAGCCAGGGTTAAAAAATCGACGTTAACTAAACCTGCCAGCAACGTCTTACCGGCTCCGAATTCAATCAATGTTTCACCGTCGCTATGCTCCTGCATTCTTATCTTTCGATATTCTGGCATAGCGGGCCAGTCAATACCGTCTAGAAATGATTCAGAGGAATTGAATTTCTTCACAATGGCCAGTAGCTTTAGTGCCGACATGTTTTTAGACTTTTGGCGAGGAGGCTGGGCAGTTGTCATGTTGATCTCCTTAGATCATGGGTAGGTTCACCGCTATCATGTATGGTTGAAAAATATTGGAATCGGAAAAGAAAAAAAAGACGACGGACATAGGAGAGCTTGGGCCACCCAGCTCTCCTTATGTCGATACAGGTCCCTAAGTTATACTGTCAATAGGTCGATATCTTTAACCGCTGCCGGTTTGGTCAGGACGATATGTTCCAGCGCATCAAAGCGCTGACTCTTGAGGAGGCAGGCGATCATGGACACGATGCGTTCATCTTCAGGGTGGCGGGCTACGAGATCCCATCCAAAGCGATGGACGATCTTCTCGATGATCGAGTTGTGCTGGCGACTGATACTGTTGATCTCAACGCTGTTGACCATCTTCTTAAGGTCAGACTCGTGCTCATCCTGTTCGACGGATTTCAGTTTGACGGCGCCCAATTCCAACACCGAGGCAAAAGAATCACCCAGACACATGAACTTTCCCAACAGTTCGTTGCTATCGAAAAGTGTCGAGTTCAGTACAGGATGAAGAAGGAAATACTGCATGGAAAGCCCCTTAGAATCGTTATGTCACGGGATCAGACGATCCCCCTTAGTGTTGCAAGACATGGATATTATTGATACGTACTGTACCGTACGTTTAAGAGGTACATAGCCCCGCCGCTCGCAGAAGGAGACGGCGGGGGATTATCAGGCTTTCAGGCAGATGAAATCCGGAAGTTCAAAACCGTGTTTGATACACAGTCGCTTGATCTCTTCATCTGCTTTGCGGTAGCGCTCCATAATCTCATGTGTCCTCAGGCGGTTGGCCTCATTACACTGGAGTAGGGAGTGTTCACACAGTTGAGGTAGTCTAAGATCAGGCACCTTTACCGACTTAAGCATGGCTCGACCCTAAGGTCCTGCTCAACTGCTCCTTGGCCGAACGCAGACGGCGATCGAGGATGGTCAAGAGGCTGGCCATGATCATCGATTGTTCCATCAGCATGCGCCATTCGGCCTGTTCCAGCTTGGGGACGTGCTTGATCTTCTCACGGATGCTGTCATCCAGATCTTCGTCGTTGTTATGGTGAGCAGTCTGCAGGTCGATGAATGTTTTCAGCTTTTCCAGGCGGTCAGCCAGCTCGGCACGCTCGCCACTCAGGCGTAGCAGATGAGCCGGGACTTCAGTGGTGCCGAAATCGGTGTCCATCCCTACGTAGGCTTTGTCGAATACTTCTTTCGGCGACCAGCTAATGTAGCCGACATGAGCCGGGTGGTTGACTTGTCCGCCGTCGGTGTATTCGACCAGGTAGCCTACATCGTCGGGGTTTTCATCGGTTGGTATTTCCCAACCACGGTAGCTGTTGTACTCGCCACGTGTCATGGGGCGAGCCTTGATGATCTTGGTGCCGATGAAATGATGCATCATAGTGATGGATTCCTCTTCTGTAAATAGGCGGGGATGAAGGGCGTCGTGCCGATGTATCGACGGGGTGGATACGACGATAAAGAGCTAGATAAAGTCTCACCCCCTTCATCCCCTGTAGGGTTGAGTGTCAATCAACACTCGCACAAAATCATATTGATGCCCACTGAGGTAAAAAATTACTCCTCGTGCATTGGTTACATATGTCACAGACTGCAGACTGCGCGCCGAATGGACTGTAGTTAAAGGGCTTGACCATGGGTGCCTTTCGGTTCTCCTAGACAGGCGATAAATTCGGTTTGGACAAAAGACATCAGAGCCATATACACGTAACGGATGTCATCTTCCCAATCAAGGCCGCCATTGCCACACCCTAAAGGAGGAAGTGCAATGGTCCCCAGTTCTCGGGTACGGTTTGACATGATGACCAGACGGTTAAGGTTATGGATGACCAGGTCACGGGGAGAGGGCTTCTTCCAGTCGGTCTTGGTGGGGATCAGCAGGTAGTTGGTTCCCTCATGACGGTACAGGATAAACTGATCGGGACGGATCTGTGGGTACATCTTCTTGTAATGCATGTAAAGCCCTGGGATGGTGTCCCTTGCGGTTTTAGCAACACCCTTCCCCATTTTTCCTACAAGGTTGATAGTCACTACCTTGGTCGTTGCCTGGACCTTAAAAAGATCCTCCTGTAAAATCGTCAATGCCATGTAAAACTTTCTCCTTAACGGGGAACAGAAAGGTCTTTCAGTGGCGGTGGGAGATCCTTCAGCTCAAGGGTTTTGATGATCTTGCGCTTACTGCGGTAGTTGACCACATCTACCATCCCGCCCGAACAACTGTCATGTTCAATCATGGTGGACATGAGTTGGAGGGGTTTTATCTTAGGGAAGACCTTGAGTAGAGCTTCACCTATGTATCCACCCGACCCCATGAACGACATTTCTCGCTTGGGGCTGATGGCCTGCCTGAGTACTCGGGACGAAGAGATTAGCAGCATGTAGGCACGTTCTTCAGTGACCACGAACAATTGGCACGATGACACCGGGTCGTACTTATCGACTTTTCGGAAGTCCTCGATGATCTTCACAGGACAATGTCCCTGAAGAATGAGGTTCTTGTACTTATCACCGGCCTCTTTAGAGCCGCACGATGTGATGGCGAGAATGGGGCTGCCACCGTACAGGATCTTTTCTGACGGGATCGTGATCTTGCTGTCTTCACGGGTTTTGCTAGAGACGACAATGTTGGTGCCATCGCAGTCGTTACATTGAAGATGGTGGTTCTTTGCAATGCGACCGACCTGTCGTTCGGCGTAAAGGTGAGTGGGGGTTAGGATGATGGTCGTCATGGGTGCAGTATCTCAAGTGGTTTACGGACATGTCGACTTGATAATGTAGGATTTCAATCCAATCGAATAGAAAGAGGGGCCTGAGCCCCTCCTCTATTCTGCATCACTTGATTCCGACCTGATCCATCAACTGTCCTACGCTTGCATCCTCTTTCATCGAGATCGAATCGCTGCGCTTCAAGATAGCCTCTGCCCGGTCACGGGGGAGGGTCATGAAGGTAACAAAGTCGATGCCGGTGAATTTGAGGACGTTCGCTGCCAAGTAGCGTTCCAGGTACGTGTCAAACGGATCAACCGCCGACAGGTCTTCCGGCTCGTGCAAGGCTGCCAGTGCAAAAGGACTGCTCCCCTGACTGCTGTTCTCATAGATGCCGAAGTATTCGTCGTAGCACTCCGTCACCACCAGATGCGCAGCCACACTGTCTAAAGTACCTTCAAACGTCGAAAGCTCCTTGTCCAGTGTGGAGAGAGTGTCTCTATCTAGCAACCGCTCGATGCCGAAGCCTCGGTCGGATACGTGCTGCCCATGGTGGAGACTCAGTCCGCCGCGCCTTCGACCTGGCTGATCTTGAACGCGGCTAGGGTGAAAAAAATGTAACCTATGTCAAGCGGGATCAGGTGCGGATGGGTTTCATCCACCGGATCTTTCTGACAGGACGGACACTTGATCTTCGGGAGCCCCACGTAGGAGACCGTAGACTTCTGAATCCATGTCATGACTTCGGTACTGAGCTTATCGGACAGCTCGGGCGATTCACTCAACATTTCCAGTACACGGTCCTTGTCCTCGACCTCGCCGATGATACGTGGCTCGGTGTCGGGGTCAAGAGTGTGCTCGAAATGCGCTACCCAGTGACTGTATTGACGCAAGTTGGTCATGGCACCCGAACGCATGATGTGGCGAACCCGATCCATTTCCGCCAAACGATGTCCGAAGGCTTCGTTGGTGGCTTTGGAGATACCGTCGACCCAGAGGTGGCCGGCTGTGATCTGGTCTTGCAGAGTCGGAACCCGCAGGACTGCCGTCAGGGTATCGTTCAGCGTTACACGTTTCTCGTAGAAGCTGAATTCCTTTTGGTACTCCTCCAGCCAGGCACGATCACGCTTGGATTTACGCGACGCCATCAGCAGCGCTTGTTTGGCACTGATCTTGTCACGGTCAACGACACCCAGACGGGCAAAGTTGAGCACCATTTCATCGATGTGACTGCAGTTGTCAGCAACACACGGCTGACGGAACATGTAGCCATCCGGATACATGGCACTGACCAGACCCCACAGCACTTGCTGGTAATCACGGGAACGGATCACCGACAGCAATTCATCTACCGTATCCCCAGTCTCAAACTGATAGTTGACCGACACCACGTGCTCCAGTGCGAAGCGCATGTACGTCTCAACAGTGTAGACCTCGGTGTTGGAGAACGACATGCCGTTGGCCGCACGACCGAGGGTGATCTTCTCCATGCGAATGCGCTGATCTAGGTCCAACAGGGCTTGAATGGCCGGTGCCCGGAACGAGATCCAAAGGCCAGTGTTCCATAGCGGAACCTGTACAACAGACCCTTGACCAAAAGAAGCCCGAATGGCCATGACGGGGTCTTTCATGTTTTCAGGACGTACCTTACCGGCGCCCAGCTTGGCTTCGTTGTGAAGGACGTACTGACCCCAATCACCGTCCTTGTCAATCCCGTCGAAGTAAAGATCCTGCCAGATCGAACTGAGGTTTCGGCTAAGGAATACCAGACGGCGTTCTTCCTTGCTGAGTTTGGCTACCCGCTCCTCATCGAGGTCGGTCAGGCCACGGGCCTCGAGGATCTTCAGCATCTCATCAGCACCGACTTTAAGTGCGGACAGAGCAGGCTTAGCCGGATCGATCTTTTGACGCTTGTAGACCGGATACTCCAGATTGACGTGGGGGTTGGGGGTGTTGAACTCGTCCCACAGGGTAGGATCGTCTTCGGTTTGGCGAGTCTGTTGTTCAGCTTCAGGGGCCTGAGCCTGGGCACGGGTGGCTTCTTCGAAGGCGTCCGTATTATCGTCTACGCTAGGCAGGCCATCTTCCACGACATCGTCGATCATTTCCAGCTCGCCGTTGTCGTTTGGCGTTTGTTCACTCATGATTCTTCGGTTCCTTAAATGGCCGTAGCGGTGGTCTGAGAGGTGTCGAGTTCATCGTAAAGCAGTTCGGTCAACTCGCCGATCAGGGGTGTGATGACAGCAGTCGCGTCGTCGATGAAGCTCAGGTATTCGCCCCCGAGCTGAAGCAGTTCGGGGTGGTGAGGGTGTGCCAGTACTTTACCGGACAGGCTATCGGTCTTATTGACAATACGGTCCAGGCGACGCTTGTACTCCTCAAGGTCACGCTTGATGTAGCCCACCAAACTGATGGCGCGGCTACGCTTATCTGGATTGACCCAATTATGTCGCGCAACGACCTGGGTGGATTCGGCGAAATTGAAAAGCATGCGCAGTGACTGTTGACGTAATTGATGCAGCCCCTGGGCGGGGGTTTGCTTGGAAGCGGTAGTGTTCATTATCCCCTATCCTTTTTAAAACTCTTGGGCTAATAATTTGTATCTAACTCATAATAGGTTAGGCATACTTTATTTTGAACAAGAGGCCGGTTATGTTCGACGAAATTGCTACGCTTCTCCAAGACAGGGTCGATCCCGTGGTCTGGGAGGGTCTGCTTGACCTGACTCGGGCACTCGAGCAGCATCAAGCCATTCTGTACAAAGAGCAGCTGCATCACCTGATCATGGACGCTAACAACCTGGATACCACCGCACTGGTGGATCGGGTCATTGCCATCATTTACGGTCAGGTGACAGCGCTGCTCGGACAAATGAAAATTGAACTGGATCTGGATCAGGTCACCCATCAGACCCTGGCCGCCATTCTGAATGCTCTGACCTTTGCCCCAAACGATCAGGACGAATATGCCTTGTCAGCTCTACAGCAAGGCGATGATCCATTAGAGATCCTGGCGGAAGTTGTAAGTGTGTATACCGGAGCAGACCCCATCGAATACTTGCCGGTAATCACCTCTGTGGCGATGACTACTCTGCAGAGCATCGAGAGCACGCTTCAACGCAACCTGAGCTATAACGAAGAAAGTCAAAGCGGGGTTCAGGAAGCAGTGCTTCTGCTCAATCGCCAACAGCAGTTGATCGGTACGGCCCTGACCGTGGGCATGGAATCGTTGCAGGCTGGTGTACCAATCGGGACAGATACGACGACGATGGTCGAGCAGCACCGCGAGATCTTGGTCACCATGTCTGCAGACACTCTGGCAGACGCATTGCTCTCAATCGCCTTGCTTGGTAATATCCCACATGATGCCTTGGAAGATGAAGTGATGCACTTCGTGGAGAGCATCGTGGACGACCCTCTGGGCATCCAAAAGACATACAAACGACTTAAGGTGCGACTGAGTGCTTTGAAGGACGCTACCCATGAACAAGTTTGACTTCTATGTACAGGCCTTGCAGGCTGGCGCATATCGCTACAAAGGCTGGGTAGTTGAAGCCTTTGCGGTCAAGCGCTCAACTCGAAATGACGAGGCGCCCAAGCTTTGGTCTATCCGGTATAACCGCGACAATACCGAAGGCTACATTCCAACTGAGGCTGGAGACATGTGGGTGCCGCTCGATGACACTAAACCCATGGAGCCTGCCTTCTACCCTGCCGATCCCATTACCGTGACCCCAGAGATGATCCCCAACTGTAAGGTCGCAGTTGAATCGACCTATGGGGATCTGCTGTTCAACTGGTTTGTACTGGTCGAAGCGTTCGGTAATCTGATTGACTTCGAGGTGGGGCCAGTCGACATCGGTAAGATCGAACGGATCATCGCCAAACGCCTGGTGGACGACGAAAAGGTCAAAGGGGTGGCACCACTACCTGATCAGATCTCCGTGTCCATGTACATGCGTTACGGGCGCTGCATGGGGGCCTTGGCAGGCTTCGTGCAGGTATTCGTCCCAACCCTTACACCCAAGGCACTGACAACTGATCCGGCTGTCCGGGTACGCCGCGCCGAACTGCTCAAAGAGAACGAAGACCGCCTGTTTGACCCGGTGGTTCAGGCCAAGATCCAGAACGAATTGATTGCAATGGACAAGGCCTGGATTGACGGCGATCCCTCAGAGGGCTTCTTCCTGGGTTCAGGAAAGTCGTTCGGCACGGCCCGTAAGCGGATGTTCTTGATTCACGGCCCTGAGGCTGGTTTCAACGAAGGTGGTAATGCGCAGCTGGTCGTCAATAGCCTCAACGAAGGCTGGGATACAGACTACCTGGTTGACATGTTCAACTCCTCCCGTGCTGGTTCCTTCTACCGCGGGGCATTGACTGCACTGGGGGGTGAAGCGGTTAAGTTCTTCATGCGGGTGTTCCAGAACACCACCATCAGTGAAGACGACTGTGGGTCCAAGCTTGGGATCGAACGTACAATCGACCCCGGTCAAGGCGAGTATTACACTGGCCTGTGGGAGATCGTACCGGGTGGGATCAAGTTGATCGATGCTGAGCGCGCCAAGTCACTGGAAGGCAAGACCATCTTGACCCGGTCGCCGATGTTCTGTCGGACCAAGGGCCCTGACTTCTGTGCCAAGTGTGTCGGTGAGGCCCTGGCAGCCATTCCGTTTGCCATCGGTGCGGAAAACACGTCAGTGGCGTCCAAGTTCATGGACATCATGATGGCCTCGGCGCACGCAAAAGAACTGAAGACCACCAAACTCAACATCACAGAAGTCTTTACCTGATAAGGGTGTCACCATGAGCGATAAATACAACGGTGTCTATCCCACGGCATGGACGCAACGCGAGATTGCAGTTTACGAGCAGCTGGGGCAAGAACCTCCCAAGACTCGAAATGGATTGTGGGTTGGGGATGTCGAACGAGAAGCCCGCGATTTGGCTGACTGGTCTTTGGCCGAACTGTTCGCCCTGGCCAACAACGAACTTTACACCCAGCAACAACCGGGCACTGGGGATTTCTACCGCACCCTTCGCACCAAGGCCCTATTGGTCGATAAGGATGCCTTGAAGTGGAGTGAAGAGGAACTTTACGATTGGTTGTTGTTTGAGCGTACCCCAGAGAGAACCCCGAACGGGAACTACCTCAACGACCCGGATCGCTGGACCAAAGACGCCAACACATGGAATGATTCTGAGCTGGTGGATCTTGGGTGTGGGTACTTCGGTGAGTTGGATCGCTCTCAGCTCTACATCCTCGATGAGGCCTGCGAACGGTTTGACTTGCCGCTGGGCATCACGTTTGAAGACTACTGTGCGTATATCAAGGATCGGACCAAGCCTGAGCTGACCAGCAATGGTGTTCTCATCAATGACCGTCGACGGGCCAGCAAGGCGGTTGTTGATTGGACTGACGATGAACTTCAAGCGTATGCCTTGGGTGAACTCGAGCCTGACTCTACCGATGAAGCCCTCCTGGTCAGAGCCTTGGATGCCTTCGGTGGAGAGTGGTACTGGGACCGTGCGTCTTTATTGACTTGGGTCAGGGACGAAGAGATCCCGGAAGTGGACCTTGATTATAGCCGCTTCTCGACAGATCAACTCAAACGCCTGGTTCGTGAAGAGAACGACACACGGGCATACGAGGCCCTTGAAAAGAGTCTTCTACTGCCGAATGCGATTGACCACAGCTGGTGGGATGAGGCTCAGCGGCGCAATTACCTGCTCGATGGGGTGATCCCAGAAGAACCGGTTGAGGTCGTCGAACCGGAAGAGCTCCCAGAACCTGAGCCCGAGACAGTCGAAACTCCCGAGCCTGAAAACCTAGGTGAAGTGGTGGTTGAGGAAGTAGTGCTCGAAGAGCCAGAGCCCGCAGAAGAGCTACCGCCCGTTACTCCAACGGTCTGGACCGATTTGGTGACCGAGGATTCGCCTCTGTTTGATGCATTGTCTGTAAGTACCTCTGACGAGATCATTGCAGACAGTGAGCAACGGACTTTACTGTCCGCTTCCAGGTGGTCACTGGCGGAATTGGTCGGGTGGGCGCGTGGTTTGATCCCGGCAGGACTCAATACTACTGAGGCAACCCTCATAGCGGCCCTACGGCTTCATTGCGGGCCTTTCGTGACAAACTGGACCGATGATGCAGTCAAGTCATTCATTGCTCTCCAGGAGCTTCCTGAGGGCTTTGACAGTGGGATGTTGGTCGAAGATGTTATCAGGGACAAGAAACACCCAGGTGACTGGACTGATGAAGAACTGACTGCCTATGCAGCTGGGAAGATTCGGACAGCCACTGCAAAACCTGATGAAATCATGCTGACGTTACGGGTGCGGTTCAACGTGCCGGGACATCTTAACGATGAGCAGGTCAAGCGGTTTGTAGCCAGTGGTGAATATGAGACAGAGGCCATCGCCCCTATCACAGTTGCAAACACAGCATCGGATGCACAACTCAAGGCATGGTTGGACGGTAACATGACAGTCTCACCGGAATTGGAAGCGGAGTTATTCAACCTCGTCCGAGGTCGGCACCGAATTGATGCCCATTGGACAGATCAACAAGTACTGGCCCATTTCAGGAATGGAACCCAGCCCACTGTGACAGCCGATGGTGTCCTGGTCGAAGACCGTCTTCGTGACACTAGCACCCCTGTCAAGTGGACCTGGAAAGAACTGCAAGCCCTCAACCGGGGCGAGATCGGGGCGGAGTTTTCTCCCGACTGTCTTGCCTTTATGACTCGGGTGCGTGAACTGATCCGGATTCAGTATGGTCACAATGAAGTGAACTGGAGTGATCGCGAAGTCTTGATGTTCCTGGAACGGCAAACCGTCCCGCGTGCATTGGAGAGCGGGGTTTACCTCAACGACCCGACCCGTATCTATCGGAGCGCCAGTGAATGGCGTGAGGTGGAACTTAAGGCCTGGTTGAGCGGGGATATTCAGCCAACTGAAGCAGCCACTGCAGAACAACTCTGGCATGAGACTTATGTCAGGTTCAAGGTCCCGGTGTTCTGGTACCGCGAGGATGCCAAATCCTATGTTCTACATGGCACTGAGGTCCCGACCACTCCGAGTGGCATTTGGCTACGTGATCGCAATCGTGATGCACGCCCTGCCAAGCACTGGACCCGTCGTGAAATAAAAGCCTGGTGTCGAGGCCTGATCCTGCCAGGTATTAACGCCTCCTCAGAAGAACTGGTCCATCAAGCCAGTCGTCTGTTTGGGGTATCTGCTTTACTTGATGACGATTCGATCAAACGTCGCATCGCTGAAATTACTGAGGAGTCAATGACCATGACGGTTAAATTCGTCACCGATGACCTGGCCAGCTACGCCCAAGGGCGTGAGGCCGCCGGGAGCAACGCGCTCAAAGCTGCACCCTATCAGACGCTGTTGGAGCGCTGCATCGGCCGTGTCCTGCGTCTGGAAGGTGAAGACTTCGTACAGGGCTGGACTGAACTGCTGCTGTTCTTCCACAAGCACAGCACTGGCATCACGTCGGCCAAGAAGCTTTACATAGGCGTCGGTCAAATGGCAATTACTCCGAAAGGGTTGCGTAATTTCCAGAACATGACTGCCATCCTGATGACCACGTGCGATCCGGCCAACCGTGACCGTGCTGTACGTCTGACCGAATGGACCACTGCACTGAAGGAACTGCCGAACGAGAAGGCGCGGCAAGGACTTCTCGCTTATTATGGGGTCAATTAAACAAAAAAAGAAAGATACATAGAGAGGAGCCCGATGGCTCCTCTCTATGTCCGCTTAACGCACCTTGGCTAGGATAGCGTTCACCATACTCGGGCGGCTGTGTGCATCGCTCCGCCGAGCCACCGCGTTCAACGCCAGTGCTACGAACCGTTCTTCTTTCGTAGCGATCTCGATGTACGCATCTTCAGTCAGACGGTTTTCATCGAGCAACCGCTTCAGTTCCTTCCTGAAGATGAGGCGGGCATTGTCAGGACCGCTGGTGTAACAGAAGTCATAGACGATTCCAGTTACGATATTAGCCACCAATGCAACGATCGGGTCTTTCAAATCCCGATCAAGAATTGTCGCTACGGGCTTCATGGCGACCACGATAATGGCGCACTTACGGCTGATAACGCCACCGTAAATTTTGTTGGCCATAGCGACGGCGTTATCCAGACTGGTGATCTCCACCTGGAAGCGACGTGCCCAGACAGCGACGTTCTGGTGCATTTCAGTTTTATAGGACATGGCGATCTCCTTTAGATCGTGGGTAAGGTCACCAGTACTATGTAGGGTTGAAAATAATTCGAATCGAAAAAAAACAGCTAAGAGAGGAGCCGCAAGGCTCCTCTCTATGCCGTCTGTGTAGTCAAACTCCTTTCTTACAGGTTATCGATTTCTTTTCGCTGTACTTCCAAAGCATCACCAAAGGCATACAAATACAGTCTCGGATATCCGGCATACCCGCCCGTGCCGAACTTTTCCTTGATGTGTGCAATGGCCGGTGCCAGGGCTTCATCTCGTGCCATGCCGCGCGCTACTCGATACTGAATAGCACGCTCCAGCATGTCCTCAATCCGACCTGGCAATTCACGGTCAGCGGCGTTCATCAACTCCGAGAACAGTGAGGTGAACTGTCCTTTGAAGCTTGCGCGATGTTCACGACAGGCGTGGGACAGAAGCGTCCTGTCTTCATTGTTGAGAGCGACTATGTGTTCGTAATCAGTACTCTTGACCCATTCGGCACTGAGCAGATGATGATTCACCCGACTCCAGGCGAACATGTCGTGAAAGTATGCCGCCATCATGATCAGCTCAGGGTTTTGGTTAAGGCCAAGACGCTGGTCGATTTCGAGAGCACAAGCCTCCACATTCCCGAAGTGATTGGCGCGATGTGCTTCATCATTGAGTTCCCATGCAGCGGAGAATTTAGCGACGACATCTGCGCGTAATGCATGGACTTTAAGGTTAAGCATGTCGGTTCCTCATTGGGTATATTCGGCTGGATGATGTAGGGTCAAAACCCCATCCAATCAAAAGCAAAAAAAGAAATCCAACCGATAGCTCCGGGGGTCTTAGGACCCCCGGTTATGCGGCATCAGTTGAACTTCATCCGCAGGTAGGCACGACCGCTGGTGAACTCCTCTTCAAGTTCACGGCGATTATTTTCCAGACGTTCGACTTCCGAGTCAAACTCCTCCATCAGTTCTTCAAGAGACAGGGTGCCGGGGATTGGATTATCTGTAGGCATGGTTTCAACTCCATAAAAAGGTTATCGACTAGATCGTTCTAGCTATTCACCAGTACTATGTACTGTTGAAATCTTTTCCAATCGAATAGAGAGAGGGGGGCAAACGCCCCCTCCATTAGACACGACCTACCCGTTCGATTTAAGCTCAGCTTCTTCACGATCGTGACAAGTCAATAACTGATCGATAATGTCGTCCATGTCCTTGAGTAGATCATTGACCAGCAATGGGTTCTTCCACCAGTTGCTAACGATCTGACCTGGACGGTCACTGCACTCTAGGACATTGACCGTCAGCTGAAGCGATTCCAGATGAGAGTAATCGCGTTTAGTGGACAGCTGGACGATATAACCATTCCATTCCACCTCCGCATAGCCTGAATTCCGACGACCGTAGAGATTGTCATTCAACAAGGCGCGAAGTTTCACCACGGGGTGATCGACGTCGTCTGAGGAGACTCGCCCTGAAGCGAAGTAGTGAGTCATCAGTAAACACTTGCCTTCAGGGACGTCAATGTGCTCGGAACCTATCAGTTTACTATACACCGGAGCCCACAGTGCCTTACCGAGCATGTCTACATCGAGTGATACCCTGATCGGTTCGTGGAACAGAGGTCCTTCGACAAATGCTTCGGCACAGTCAAACGAAGGAAGGCGAGCCCTCACCACACATCCCGCCCAAGTGATAAACGCCTCCATAGTTCCGATGTCAAGGGTCACGTGAGCGGTTCGAGTAGTGGCTGGGGTACTTTCGGTAGCGGGTTCTTCGATATGATCAAACGTGTATTTGATCGTACCTGCAGTCGACCGGCGGACATTCTTGGCATATTTCAAGATCTGCAGTAACGGCATGGGGGCCGTCTCGTTCCGCCGGTCAGGGTTTACCGATTTCAATACGCCTGAAGGAACTGCATGCGCCTGCCGGAACTGAAGTTCGTACAACTTAGCTGCCGGGGTTTTGCCGAACAATAATTCCTCGCGCTGTGTCGTAATCAGGGTCTCGATCAGCAGATCGAGATCACTGGCCATTTGATGGAAGGGGCCTATGAGCTGAGGATAGGCTGAGAAGGCCTGGTTGTTATTGGTCAGGTTAGTGCGAGTCATTTGCAGTGCACTGATGACGTCAGCTTCGCTGGATGGTAGCATGGTGGTGTCCTTATTTCACGGGTTGACGTTGATCTTCGGGCAGTAGCGTGATGGGGTGTTCTAACTCAAGGGTGATGATCAGGGCATGAATGCCACTGTCTGGCAGGATTGCCCTGTACAAGTTGTCTGTGGTCAGTATGCCACGACCACTGTTGATTACCACCAATTCGTTCATCTTCTTGATGAGGTGCTTGGGGAGCCGTTGGGTCATGACGTCGTCTTCAGCGATCTCGAAACCCATCCATTCAGGCGGATAGATGCCGCAGGGTTCCAACAGCGCCATGTCATCCAGCTGGATCAAACCGACTTCGAGCTGATAGCTGAATCGTTTACCTGTCGGCTCGGCACTGATCCGACCTATAGGCATGGCCCAATTATACACTGAGTACGCTAGGGAATGCTTTTGACCCGGCTGGTGCCTGACCACCACATGAGACCGTAGATCAAACGGTAGCACGACCCCCTGGTAAAGGTACTGCATGACCCTGAGCAGACGATGGATCTTAGGTGCATGGTATTCACCAGAAGTCAGTTCACCAAAGGCAATATTCTGCAGTGCATCAAGTTGGAACGACGGGTCCATCAGCAGCGATTGTGGGCCGAGCTCGTAGCTCTTGACCAGGATGGCGTGGTTAGGATTGGGGCGGGATTGCTGCAGGTGTTGGGTAAAGTCAATGATGTTATCGGACATGGTCAGTTTCCTATGGATGGTCTGTAAAAATAGGTGGGGTTGGTTTTCATTGACGCGCGGCATAAGGGGAGGGCCGAAGCCCTCCCACTTAGTTCAGTGCTAGAACATACTTACTCATCACGCTGTTGTGGTGAACCACCTTCCAGTTGAAGTATTCTTTCTTATTGCGGCTGTACTTGGCGTGCTGCTCAATCTCGACACAGCTGAAGTAGATGAACTCAGGTGTGATGTCTGGCCAATCCTTAAGGGGACGGGTCCGACCCAGTACCTGCTCGTTCGACTGACGCGAGTCAATCGCTGTGCTCATGAACGTACAGCGCAGGTTCTTGATGTCGATGGCGGTACCTGCCGAACCAATCGTGGAAACGGTGATATCCGCATCCAAGATGTCTTCGTACGAGTCACCCTCGGAGCCCACGTAGCGCACCACGTCCAATTCCGGGTAGAGCTTCTTCAACCGCTCAACCATCAGTGTGCACATGTCCACCCGCGCAAAGAACACCAGCGCCTTCTGCCCTTCCTCACGATGCTGAACGAAGCGGTTATAAATCGCATGCTCGATGATCTTGAGGTAGTTTCTCAGCAGGCCTTTGTGGCGCATGATGGATTCTTCGTACGTGGTGTGCGAATACCCCTGCGCACCCATGTAACGAATCCGTACATCCTGATCCATCTGGTAGAGTACTTCTGTCACCCCGATGTAGACGTTGTAGCCACCACCGTCATGACGCTGCCTCAATGGGTAGGCAATGTCATAGACCTTGTTCTTGAACTTGTCCGAACTGGTCATGGTCGCCGACAGACCCAGCGATTTGGGTACGTGGGTATACAGGTCTATCCGGTAGTTGTTGTGGAACTCCTGATGCAATTCGTCATTGATCCGGAAACCCACCTGCAACTTAGGGTAGAAGTCCATCGGTGCGATCGGGTACACCTTGGAGTAGCCGTTGGACTCCTCATAGTCCTTGATGTAATCACGCATAGTGGCAGTGGTGATGATGATGACCTTGGCTTTCAGTGTGCCTTCCAGTGCCATGGTCTGAAGGGCAATCATGTCCTTACTGCCACGGACAATCAGGAACTCACCACGCTTGAAGTTGAACGTCTCTTCCAAGTCGTTCTTCCACCGCTCAACGTAACCCCCCTTGAAGTGGATGACGGTACGGGACTGAAGCTTGTTCATGCAGTACTGGGCAAGAAAGGTGTTGTGAGTGACAATGAAATCCTGAGCTACGTAAAGGGCTTCCGGATGATCGATGGTCAAACAGGTAGCATCTGTAATACGAGTCGCCTTAACCGACAAGACCTTAAGCCAAGATTTATCGAAGCTATATCGTACCGCATTATGCTCCTCCAGTGACGCTTTACCGCCCAAACTTCTGATCGCCAGGATGGCATTGGCAGCGTGTTCAGGATCGGGCAAACGAAGCACATCCCGGTCGGCACAGCGGGCAATTAGCCCTTCGACGTATTGATGTCGTTGATAAGCGGGTGACTCGAGCCATGTACTAAGTTGCTCGACGGGGGTATCGGGTGCCAAAGCGCCAGCACTATATGGATCTTCCTCACGATCGATGCCGTCGCCCGCATCTGGTTCAGGTAGCGGAATATATACATCATATCCCCGTTCAATCAACTCCTTAATCGTAGCAGTGTCAAGGACAGTGTCATGACCGGCTGCCCTCACACCCCATAGATGATCCAGACAAACCTCAAGAAAACGACCATCTTCAAAGGTCACTGCAAAGACCTGGACGGCTTTCTGGGGGTGAATTTGTAAAACCTTGGTAGGTGTTCCATCTCGCGCAATAACGTCGTCACCAGGCCGTATATCTCCGTTTAAACGCCATCCTCCAGGCACTCTAACCCATGAATCGTCACAGGCTCGCTTTCCCCCACCAGTTTGGAGGGTCACCATCTTGATGATCGGGTCCCATGCAGGGTTGTCAATGTCGAGGATGTATTCGATGATGCCGACCTGAATCGGTCGAGGGTCGTGCATCTTGCGGATATCAAACACCACCACCGGATAGTCGCTACGGTCAACGGTGTGGTGGGTGATCTGGATCAGGCGCTCAACGTAACCCTGGCGTTTAAAGAGGAAGTCTTTCAACTCATCCAGTTGGTTACGGTGGAAGCTGAATTCTTTACGGTTGCGGGTCGCGGCGGCGTACGTACGCATTGCCTTGGGGTAAAACTTCTTACCTTTCTTTTCAAAGCCAAATTCGATCAGGGGCTTACAGAACGACAGCATGGCCTGCAGGTCTCGGTCTGTGGTTACATCCCTTACTTTGATCGCATGACTGTAAACGTCAATCTTCATTGGGATCTCCCCTAAACGCATACGGTGCTTAATACATATCAAACCCTGATAAAATGATAAAAAACTAAATCCAAGGAAGTCCCAGGAGATCCATCAGGATCTCCTGAGGGCCTACTTGATGATGTGGATATCGTTCACGGTTACATCAGGACAGCTTCGAACGAAGCTGTACCGACTCCCGTTTCACCCGCAGCATAGGTAACGATGACATCCTCGCCGACAACCTCGCAGGAGGCTTCCACGCCTTCGATGCGTACATCGCTGACTACGATGAGGGCTACCCCATTGGTATCGGTCTCAGTCTTCTCCTGGATGAGCTTACGGGCGTTAATGGTGCAGCTTTCTGTAACTTGTACGGTCATGTTCAGCGACATGGCAAAGGTCCCTTTGGTAGGTGATTAAAGAGAGGAGGGCCGAAGCCCTCCTCTCTATCGGGTCAAATGACTTCCGGCAATGCAAACGGATCGAGCAGCCCGGCTGGGCGCTTGGTGATCAGATAGCTGTCCGGATCTTCGATGGTATCGGGCTGGCGCTCGTATGCAAACTGCTGACCACCAGAACGATACTGCATGAGGGTGCGGTGCTCCTCGAACTTGATGGGTTGATCGATACTCGGTAGGCGATAGTCGTCGGGGTCATCGGCAGGTCGCATGAGCGACAGCAAGATGACTTCCAGGTGACTGATGTGTACCCAGAGTTGGGAGTTCACCAGATCACTGAAGTCCAACAGGGCTGCCACCGGATCGGTATAGCCTGTCAGCATACGACCGGAGAAACCATTGCGCTCGGATTTCTTTGCTGGTGACCGGATGAAGGCCTCGACTGCTGCCATGAAGTCCAGCGTACTGGCATGGCGACGTGGGAGGGAGAATGCTGGGGCTGCAAATTCCCACTCGGACAGGTCGATGCAATAGTTACCGTCTTCGTCTACCGTGTAGCCGTGGTCTTGTACGTAATGCAACATGATCCGCGACAGTGAAGCCATGCGTGCACCCTGAGAAACAGGGATGAACACACTCAAGGTCTCGTCGCGCAGGTTGGTAACCCGAAGCTGCACTTCCCGGAAGGATGTGAAGCGGTGGATGTTCAAGCGATCAACCACAGTGTCCTTGGTCACGGTAGCCAGGTTCACCGCATTGTCCATGCCCTTGTCCGGTGCCGCCGAAAGAACCAACACAGGCTTCATTGGCTTGATGCGGGGGTTGAACTTCAGCAGCGAACTGTCTTTCGTCGACACTGGCAGTTCTTCACCACCGAGTAGGTGTTGCAGTTCCTCCTCCTCAGTTGGGTCTGACGCACACACGTCGATATACGGCAGGTACTCCTCAGAGATGACGATCTCCTCCACCACTGACGAGCCGTCCAGGTGCTTGACCGACAGGGTTCGCTGAGAACCTTCTCGGCACAGCTCGGTGGCACAGACATGTCCCAGGGAAGTCCCACGGGGTACCGACCAGGCCAGTTCACCGAAACACACGTGACAGACTTCACCACGACCACGGTGACGACAGAAGAAGGCCGAGCGGATCTTGATGGTTTTACCCACCAAGGCGGCTTTGTCACTAGCCGTGATTGGTTGTAGGCGATTGGTCTTCTCGTTCAGGTAGAACTTTCCATCGAGGTACGGGAAGATCACCGAGTCTACCGGAATCTCCGAATACATGTCGGAGCCGCAATCATCCCAGATTAGCTTGTCGACCACGGTGGTAGACAACTGCATCTTACGGTTGAAGTACTCGACGATCCGGAGGGGCTTTTTGGTGAACAGCAAGGCTTTCTTTGCCGAACACGACTCGATCATGATATCGTGCATGGTAGTCAGGCCTTCGAAGAACCCTACCGTGATCGGCTTGCGGAAGATCACCTGGTCAAGGTCGGTCAGATACCCCCGGCAGATCAGAATCTGCAGGAACTGACCCATCTTGATCTGACGGCTTCGCAGGCCACGGACAATCGGGTTATGTAGGATCGCCGGGTCCTTCATCAGGATCTCGGTAGCCGTGTCGTAGGCGTTGGTGATCGACAGTTGATTGGGACGGAGGGTCTTGCGCACCTCGGCAATCGCCGGGTAGTCGAACAGTTCCAACAGATGGAACGCGTTGATCGATACCTGCCACTCTTCCAGCTCGATGGACAGGACGTTGTAAATCTCGTTACCGATGTCCTTGACGACCCGCCACGCTGCCTCACGGTCGTAGCACGCGTCGTGATCATCACCGACGTTGTTGAAGTAGGTGTAATGAAGATCCCGAACAATCAATGACAGTGTCTTAGGTACCATGTCGGCACTGGGGAAAGCATTCCCTACATGGTGACAGATGTTCAAGGGGGTGCGTGGAAACTTGCGGTGCAGTTCCCAGCAGAACCAGCTGAGGACGGTCCGTCGGGTGTTGGTGACCAGAACACCGTCATCGAACTCAATTTCCAGCTTTTCATCTGGCATATCGCGAAATGTCTTCGGGATATCCAGGTGCATGAAATCCCTGGCTTTGATTTTGCGCATGCGATACTTTCCTCGCCAAACTTGGGGTGATGACGGGGCTACGCGGCCCCGTCTATTGGGTGAGACAATAACCCACTCAGGCGTTGGTGAACGACTTGCCGGAGCATTCGAACATGTGGCGCACGTATGCCAACGGACGATGTCCACCCACTGGCACTATAGTGCGGTCAAGGACTTCGTCGATGTTGGTGGGAGTGGGGTGTGTCAACAATCGACGCAAGACGAACTTGTGTGCGATGGGGTTGTTACTGGCATCGTAGTGATCTGCGATAGGTTCGCCTCCACAGACTGCTGCTGCCGAACGGAACTCAGACTCGCCGACTCGGATCGATGACTGTCGACCGGGTGAATCGTACTTGTCGTTGTTGTTAAGGCGGGCGGTAGTGCCAAACACGTTACATTTGGAAGATGAGGCTGCCATCCAGGAATCCTCGGCAGTTTTCTCCAAGTTGATGTAATACGACGAGGCGATGAGCTTCGGTTCGCGAGATACCTTCATCTTACCGTCACGGCCACGGAAACGGACCGGCGTGATAAAGGGAGGCCAACGGTCCTTGATCGTACGGATTACATCAGGGGTGCTCACCGGGTTGTCGGTGGGGTGAAACAGGTACAGGCCGTACATGTGATCCAACAGTACCGAGGCCACGTGATCGTACATGTGCTCCGGGTTCTTCTTAAGGAAAGCCGGATCGGTCATGTCTTCGTATTGGAACGGAACCACTACCTTGTAGAATTCCAACAGCTCCTGGTAAGCCACCTTGACCAGGTCACGGTTGTCAGGACTCATGACGGCATCCATGACTTCATCTTCGGTCAACTGGATGTTCATGTCAAACCCGAAGGAGGCTTGAATGCGCTTGCCCAGGTCACGACCTGCTGCCGAGACCACCATCTCAATCGGGGATGCCGGGGTTACCCGGTTCCAACGGGAGTTGGGGTCTACCACGATGTCCGCCACGATGCCGTTCTCATCGACGGGCATGTCTTCATCGTCTACCACTTCAACGACTACCGATTTGTCGCCGTTGATGTCGGTGATCTTGTAACCCTTGTTCGGCACCGACAAGTACTTGAAGGTCACCTCAACCCGCCAGGCATCGAGCTTGACGCCCCGGTAGACTTTATCAACCTTACCCGGTTCCTCGCCACGACGGCCCAGACCTGCATCGGGACGGATGTAGTCAGGACCTACACGACCAATGGCCTCATATACCAGACGATCAAACTGAGGCTCGAGGCGCAACTGAACACCGCGCTGACTGCAACGGCGCTTCAGGTCGACCCAGACGTCAATGATCTTCTTGTACCATTCGGTATCGGCGTTGTAGTACTTGAGCAGTTGGTCATCCATCCCGATAGGTAGCGGTGGGATGTTGATCGAGGTGTTGCGCTCAACCTTGATGTCCACGACTTCGGCATCGACATGCTGGACAAAGCGTTTGCGGTCCATGATGTAGTCAGGTTGCTGAAGGGCTTCAACCGTCATGTTCGACACAGCGCTGATCGGATCGTACCGCCGCAACGAGACCAGCAGACCACTGGAGTCTACTTTCTCGCCAATGTCCGGCATGATCTTGTACACGCCCGGCTGGGAAGACTGATTGATCGGGTAGTATTCGCGACCGAATTCGAAGACACGTGTCTCAAATCCTGTGGGAGCCAGTCGCTCGAGGTAACCCCGACGCACCTTCACGCCGTCTTCAGTCCCTGCCACGTCGGAATCCATTAAGACGTTGGTCTCGATCCCGTACGTGTAGTTTCCGAATTCATCGATCAGGGGTGACTGAGCCAGCTTGGTGCCCTTGGGGAAACGAGCGCCCTTACGGAGTTGGTCAAGATTATCCCGGTTACGCTTGTACTCCGTACCAAAGTGCTGGTGGGTGCAGTTGTAGTCGGTCAACATCAGTACACCGATCTCACCGGTACTGAAGTTCTCGTAAATCACTGCAGTCTGTGGGGAATGGCGGATGCGGTTGACACCGGCGGTGTGACCAAAGCGCGGGATGATCTCAAGGATCTCCACATCGTCTTTGAACTCGATGGAGAAGGTTGCATCCCCAAAGGCACGTTCCATGCCAGTCATGATGCGCTTACGCATCGGATTCTTGATCACCACCATCTGAGCCAGGTTGCCGGTGAACATGGCGGCGCGGGATGCGGAGATGTGGCGGATGAATGGGTTGAGACCATAGAGCGACATGAGTTCCGGGCGCAACTCGACCGGGTTATCTGACGATAGGTTATGGTAGCGCTGGTTGATCTGCTCTACGGCAGAAGGAATAGTGGTGGCATCCATCTGAAACTCCCAAGATTATGGCCATTCGAGATATCTTAACTCGAATAGATAATGTGTAGCTACAGTGATTTCAAATTAGGAAGGACAATATGAGCAGTGCGTTAAATCAATTGATGATCTCTGGCGGTAACGTCATGTACCACACTCCAGAATTTCTGGCGTACGTCCATAGTCACAAGGCTCTGTTGAAGGCCCAGTCCGTCAAAACACCACTTGATCCTGGCAAGGTGCATACTTTCGAATACAACTTTGTCTCCCTGCTGGTAGAACTGGGTTATCCGATGGAGAATCTGTTTTTCTTCATGGTTGTCAATGACATTGATTGTCCCACGCAGATGACTCGCGAGATGAAAGAATTGAAGTTACCAGACCTGGGCTTGATGGAGAATCTCAAATCCCTCTACAGGCAGGTTCCAGGCCGGCTCTGAACAAAAGAAAGAGGAGGCCGCAAGGCCTCCTCTCTATGTCGTTGGATCAGAAGCGCGAGCCGTGGCGATGGCCTTGGCCAAAGCCGCGATCATCGCGACGACTGTCCCAACGACTGTCACGCCCACCGCGGATATCGCGATCATCCCGGTCACGACCCAGGTCGATGTTACGGCCACGGCCAAAGCCGCGATCATCGTCTCGACGATCACGGGAGAAGCGATCAACCTCACGGCGATCGACAGGCCGCCGTTCATCACGCCCCTCGAAACGACTGCCGCGCTCACGCCCACGTCGCGCAAACGGATCATGCTCAGGTTCACGACCCCGGCCCAAGTATTCATCCAAGCTCTTACCACGAGGCTTGGCAGCTTGGGCAGGCGCTGTGTCACGGCGGGAGTCACGGCGATCGTCTTCGACAACGGTTTCTTCCCATGGCGGGGTGTCACTGTCGTCAGCAGTGGCTTCTTGCAACTTATGGCGGCGATCTGCCGGCATCAGACGAGTAGCGACTTTCTCCGTCACCTGCTCACCGGTACCTTCTTGCACGATGATGCTACCTTGGTTACCTTCTTGCGGAGGTACGACACGACGCATCTCGGCCATTTCTTCCAGACCCTCGAACCAGGACAGGTCGGTGGTCAGGTCATTGGCCAGCTCGGGGGTGAGCAGCTTCTTGTGGGTGGCGATCACCCGATTCAGGTGTTCGGCCAGGTTGGAGTAGCCCATCAGCAGTGCGTGCAGATAGGGAGCCGTGTGGTTCTTGCTGCCGTAGTCGAAGCCTGCGCGCGTTTCCTCGTCGCCGAGCACGATCTGGAACAGGGTGCGCAGGGTGTTGCGAGCTTTCTGGGACGGGTACTTCACCCCGAGAATGCTTGGCTCGTCGCTGAGCAGGACCTCCAGAACCGGGAACTTGAATTGCACGCGACGCAGCACGCCGTCGCGCTTGTCGCCCTTGCGCAGGGAGATGGAGATCAGGCGCTTTTCCGGCTCAGGACCTACCCGCATCAGGACTTTGTCTTTCAGGAACAGGTAGGTCTTCTCATCCATGTCCTGAAGATCCTTGAGGTACTTGGACGAGGACGGATCGAGGCGCTTGTGTTCACTCGGGGTGGCAGCCACACGGGCCAGCTCCAACATGACGGAGACCGACCGCATGGTCAGCTCGTACATGATGGAATCGCGCATGGCCTTGAGCACGTCGGATTCGCCACGGGTGATGTTCTCACTCAATGGATGGAATACGATGGTGTTCTTATCCACCTCACGAAGGTTCTGACTGGTCGGAAGGACCACCCGCTTACCGCCAATGGTAAACGGGGTGTAGCTATCACCCAGGCGACGGCTAAGATGACCTTCACCTGTCTCGTCGATGATGTTCAAACTGTTCAACAGACGAGCGTTGAAATCATGCAGTTCCATTGAGGACTCCTTTATTTAAAAGCGACAACTGTTGTCAGTGATAATTTCGTTGCTGAGGTGATCGTCGCCGCCAATGCGGTCTACGATGTTGGTCAGCGTTTTGCTCATCCGGTCGATGCACGACGAATCGTCGACGACCACTGGAGCCACCAGGGAGTCACAGAAAACCGGGAAGGCAAACTCACCCGGATCTTCCCCTTCCAGTTTGATGCTGATGATTACATCGCCACTGAGCGTGGCTTTAACCCGCAGGTCAAACATGCAGTCTTCCCACGGGAGCATGTCCACAAACAGCTCGGTGATCAGGCGCTGCTCAAACGCCTGAAGCGCATTCTGGTTGATGGCCTTGCCGAGGATCGGCAGGACTTCCGGAATGAGGATGACGGGCTGTCCGGCGTAGGACATGTTGTTTGCTTCAAAGTCGATGAAAGCAATGTGGTGAAACGCCATGTACGTCGGCAGTGCACGGGCGATCTGAATTGCCGCGATCGTGGTGTTGTCCCGCCCATCCCATTTGTTGGTAGTGGTGGCATAATCACGGGCAGTCTCCGGACGCTCGAAGAACACCTTGACATCGTCCCAGGCAAAGTCCGGGTTCATGGCACAGAGCTCACCGTAGGTGATGAAACCCTGACTCAGGATGTTGGTATCCCGGTTGAAGTCTGCGAACACTGGCATCTGGCTCACCGTGCGTTCACGAACCTGCTTACGGGCATCCTTGAGAATCTCGCCAGGATCACGATCAAGACCCATACCCTCGCCGTACTGTTCGCCCTGGTTGGCCACTGCCAGCGCTTTGATGGAGCGGTGCAGGTAACGGGTAGAGGAGTCATTCCAGCGATTGGACAGGCGCAGCGAGTCACTGGTGAAGCTGTTGCGCAGGTCCTGGTAATCGCTTTCACGTTCAACCAGTCGGCTGAAGCTGTTCTGTAGGATGTTCTTCGGGCTGTTCCGGAAGACGTCCTCGGGGCGCATGGTCATTGTGCCTGGAGACAGACGATCACGAGAGAAGTTCGGACGGGTCTGTGGACCGATCACGTGGTGAGAACCGGCAATCTGGGTGCACCAGCCGCGTTGCGTCGGGGTGTCCAAATACGCTTGGTTCACCTCGGTGATCGAGTTGAAGTACAGGCACATGTCGTCAGGCAGGCGAACACCGCGCAGGGTATTGGCTGCATCGGCATGGTCTGTGTGCCCGGTGATCTCCACCGTGGAACGGGCACCACGAGCTTCACGAACCAGCACGGTCATGATGAACATGAAGCGCTTTTCACCCCAGCCATTACTGATCAGGGCGCTGCCGCTGACGTTGGCGGCTGGACGGATGATGCGCCCAGCTGTACGGCTCAATGCCGCCGGGGTCAGGTCACTGCCACCGGAGGTGTCTTCGTTCAGCTGACGGATGAGATCGCCCGTGGCATCGGCGTCAAAGGGTCGCAACTGCATCTCGCGATAGCCCGAACGCTCACGAAAAACGATATCAATTAGTTCCATGTTGACTCCCAAGTAGTTGATTGACATGGATGATCATGTCGGCAAGTTGACGTTTGATGTCACCGGAGATGTACATGTGACCGGTCTGCGCCAGCATGGGGATCTTCTCGATGATGTCTCTGGGTGCATGAGGCTTCCACGCCTTACCTGACATCCAATCCACTACCATGTCGATCGCAATGACCGCCACGTTGGACCGTTTGCCGGGTTCTTGGCGCTTTGTCTCTTGTCGATAGTGAGGGTATTGCTTGTCAAGGACCTCCGCCTGTTGGCGGGTGATCTTGTTCCGGGTCTCCATCGGCATGAACGATTCACCGTCGGCATCGATGAATTGTTCGGCTGCCACCAGGATGGCCAGTTCGTGGAACCCCCAATGGTCGAGGATGGCTTGGGCAATGCCCATCAGGCGGAAATGCGTCAGCTTTTGCATCAGCTCGCGGGCTTCGGGACTGATGGTGCGGATAACCCAGAACACCAAGGCTTTCTGGAACGGCTCGATTGGACGGGTGTCATGGCGCGAACAGATCGAGATACATTGCTCAACTCGCCCGATGGGCAACTTAGGCGCCATCCGAGCCACGATGTGTTCCACCCCTTCCGTGTAGATCTCGATGACCTGCCGATCGCCCTCCGAGATCTCAGTTGCCTGGCTGTAGTCATCCCACACCGAGGAGTTATCCTCATCGGACATGTCCATGGTACGACGACGCTTGGCCTGAACCACGCCGGTTACCGACTGGAATCGACCGTCCATGCGGATGGCAGTACCAGTCACGTAGTTGAACAGAATTCGGGCCAACGAGTTCTGCTCCACCGGAGTGGACAATGGACCAATGGAGATCTTACGCACCAGAGCCATCGACATCAAATGGCGAGGCACTTCTTCGCTCGAAAGGCCTGCCATGGCCATGGTCATGCTGATATCATTATCCACGCTGGCTTCGATGTACTCGACCATGCGCAGATAAGGCGGCCAATGATCCAGTCCAGCCAGTTCGATCAACTTAACCGCTTCCGACTCTTTATAGCCGTTGCCGTTGATCGGGGCGACGTTCTGGATGTACATGCCCCAGATCGGCACCATGAAGCGAAGACCCAGGGCGAGTGCAACCATGTCCATGTAGTCGGAACGAATATACGTACGGCTACGGCGGTAGTTTCTCCCGAACTCATTGTGTTCTTCGAACTTGTCAGAAACATCCGAGGGCACAACGAGGCCTGCTCGGTCAATGAAGCTGCGCAGCGCTGGGTAGGTGACGATGGTGTAGATTTCCTTGGTGATGGCTTCAATTTCGCCACGGACCAGGAACGAGGAACGGATTTCCTCTGACATCAAAAGTTCGGCAGAGCGCACGTACAGATCCCACAAGCTGGTCTGGTCGGCCTCAGGTAGGGTGGCGATGAACTCGTTGGTCTCCTTGAACAAGATTTCGCGGTTGATGATAGCAGCCGAGTAGTAACTTCCAGCTGACAGCATGAGAGTTTTGTCGCCGTGCTCCAAACGAAGCATGGAGATCCCTTTGCTGGACATGTCCTGTACATTGATCTGCATCGATTACCTCGAGGATGGTGATGAATCAGTGGATGGTTATACCGATTGATAGATCGGCGATCAGACTGATAATGTATCGCCTTAAAATGGTTGAATGAAACCTCGAGAGGGTATAAGGCCGACACAGGGTCGTAATGACCCTGTGTCGATCCATGATCAAGGCTTAATTCGTATTCAGGTCCTAGAGAGGCACGTCCGAGTCAAAGCTGAAGTCGCTGCCGCCGCTGGGTGCGCTGCTGGTATGGCCAGCATTACCACCGCCCCAACCACCGCCGCCATTGTTACCACCACCGTTATTCCAGCCACCTTGGTTACCACCACCGTTGCCACGGTTGCGATTCATCCACTCGGGCTTCTTGTAATGACGTTCAAGCACCTTACCCATGTACTCGCGCATGGTGTCGATCCAGGCGAGGCAGTACAGGCGGGAAGCGATCGCTACCGGCATGGAGCCGTTCGCATCACGGAACTTGTGATAGGTGTCGTCGAGGAACGGGAACTCGATCAGGGGACGGGTCTTACCGGCACTGATGCAGATGGAGATAACGCCTTCGGCATTCTTTTCCATCTTGATGCAGCTCATGATCGAGGGGTTCGGGTCACGCTTCTTGTCGATGAAGCGATGGCCCTTGTTGTCCATGAACCAGACAACCGGTTCTTTGCTGTTTGCTACCGCTTCCAGGGCGCGCAGAATCGAGAAAAACGCACGGTTCGACAGTTTGGCGTCGATCTTACCGTTGTTCTTGTCGTTCGGCACTTTGGTGGCCACAACCAGACGGGGATTGTTCTCGTAGTAGCTAGGGCGGAGGGTAGGTTCACCTTCCATGTCATCTTGACGTTTGGCTTTCAACGCCAGAGATGGATCGTCCAGAATGGTTTCAGGACGCTGGTTTTGTTCGCTCATGGTGTACTCCAACGGTCTAGGCGTTTTCTCTACAATATAGAGGTGATGGGTTCTTTTTAACAGGGGGGTTCAGGAGGCTCAGCTTTTCGCGTAGAGATTGATCACCAGCCGCTCCAGTTCGGGCTCATAGGCCTTCTTGACGCAGTCGATAATGTAGTCTTTAGTAGTCAGTGAGTTCCATCTGTTTTTATCAGCGATCGTCTGCATTATCCGACGGTACTTGATCGGATATGCGGTGAAGAGATTACTTCCATCCCCAAAGAATTGCAGGGTCATGCGATCAAAAGGGATGTTGGTCAACTCTTTACCGTTCGATAACTTGGTGTACCAGAACGTCTGGGCCTTGGTAGCACCCGTGTGCGATTCCAACAAAGTCAAGGCACTGAAACGATAACGCTGAAGCAGGTCTACGGCATAACTGGTCAACATCAGTACACGGTACGGGTCGTTAGGGATATCGATGTCCGTCTCAAGTGTCTTCAGGTGCGGGTGGTTAGGCAGAAGACCCAGCAGCTCGATGACCGTCTGTTCTTCCCGAATGGCGGCAAGTTTCTGACGCTCGGTGTTAGCGGCCTTTAAAATAGCGTGGGGGAATCGTTTCGGCAGTCCTCGATAGTTACAAAGGTAAAACTGAGTTCGAGCCCGTTCATTCGTGATCTGACGGATGGACTGGTCGATGACGGTCATCTCGTTGATCAAGATAGCCGCCATGTCTTCCGGGAACACGTAGTGCGCCAGTTCGGGGTTCAATGATCCGGCTAGGTTACGCACCAGCGTTCGGATATTGACATACAGTACATCGATCTGGTTGATAATGGGCTTGGGGTTGTGGTTGTCCTCGAGAATCCCGAAGGCTCCTTCCAGGGCCAGACTCGTTCCGATGGACACGGGAATCTGGCCAAGGTCTCGTTCGGACAAAACAGCCATGGCTTGCGCGTTGTTACTCATGGGTGTCTACCTATACTTGACTGTATTTACCTAGGACAGTCAGAACCGAGATGACTTCAGGATCGTGCTCATCATGGTACAGTCGCTTAAGCCGATCAGCTACCAGGTGCCCGATGTTAGTCGGGGTGATGCTGATAGGCTTCAAGGCTGGCTGTCTATCCTGGATAATCGCAGCGTCTTCCTGAGTCTTCAGCTCGTCCATTTGGGTACTTAGGACAAACTGCGGGAAGCGACGTCGGACATCCTTGATGCCATGTTGAACCACAGACCCACGGGTGATAAGCAGGCGAAACCGGGACAGATCAGGACAATCTTCGTACGACTCGAGTAAGGCAATCACTGCCTCAGTCGACATCTCGCGACAATCGAGGGTCTTATAGATCCGAGCACCTGTGTTCTCCACAAACCAGTGGTAATTACCGGATGGAGACAGACAGGCACGGTAGTGGCCTTTGGGAGATTCCTCACCGTGTGAGAGTCGGTCAAAGGAACCCTGGGCCAGAATCTTACCGCCGCGCTCAGAACGGATGTGCACGTGACCGATGGTGATGTAGCTGCGCACAATGGACATGTATTGTTCACTGTTGTGGTTTTTGACTGACTCCACAGGCAGCTGATAGTCAAATGAGCCGTGCATGCAGGCCACATCCACCTGAGACATCCCATGGATACCTAACAGCTCCAGGGTCTGTTGCCAGGTCACCGATGCGTCAGCATTCCATTCGTCAGGGACATACAGGACACTTAGCCCACCCAGCTCGTCGATCACCTCGATGGACAAGGTATCGACATACTTAAGGTTGGCTTTGATGTGCAGCGAATTGTTGACGTTGACAAACTGCTTGGACTGACGCCAATCATGGCTGGGGGTGCCTTCCAACACCCGAACAATGATGTTGTGTTTGACGCACAGTTTCAGTAAGTCAGCGATCCATTCCTGGATCGCATCTACCTCGTCCTGAGGCAGGTTCATCAGCCGGTCAAAGACATCTCCGGCGAAGAACAGGATATCCAGCTTGGCGGTGTCCGCATTATCGGGAAAGGCTTTTCGCAAATTGTCGATAATGTGGTACGTACTGGTGCGCGGATGCGCCAAGTGGATATCTGAGATGGACGCCATCGTAATTTCAGATGGGTGCGAGGTCGTCTTCGTCGATTTCATCCATGGTGTTCCGAGTGGAGGAAGCGGGTTGCTCCTCCTTTACAGGACCGAGCGCCGCTTCGATAGCTTTGGCCTGGTCGCCGAACAGGCGTTCCAGTGGGATGTTGTACCGACGGTAGATCTGAAGCCACATCCTGCCGTAGGCAACCTCAATTGCTTCGGCTGGGGTGAAGTTGATGGCCATCAGACGCTGAACGAACCCGTTGATCACAGAACCGGGATGCTCGGTGGTAATCTGGGCTTCGAACTGGGCGGTGATCTCTCCGATATCGGTACCAGGTTGGGCATCGAGTGATCGAATGACCATGGGGGTCTGGGAGATCAGCGGCGGTACGGTGAAAAGAAGCTTGCTGGGGTCCGAATCGGCGACCACATCGATCATGCGGTTCGGATGACCTGCTGCTGCGACATAGATCGAAACGTCGCGCTTTCGCCCGTCTTCCGAGGGGATCAGGTGAGGCAGGAGACGACGAACAAAGTCCGATTCACGTAATCGGGCGTTGTTCTCGTAATCCATGGCTTCCAGACGTTCGAAGTCATCGGAGTTCAGTTGCATGGCTATATCCTCGAACAGGGCGGGTTAACCCGCCCCATTATGTCGTCTTACTGGATGGTTTCAGCTGCTTCTTCAACAGTGCGGGTAACTTCCATGGCCTGAGCCGAGGTCTGACGACGGAACTCTTCCAGGTGGGTGGATTCCACCACGTAGTAAGTACGGTCCAGTTGACCGCCGTAGGAGACAACCAGGTCGCCAAACACGGTGACCACGTGGGGCTGGCGCAGCTCTTCGGAGATGTCGTCGCCGGAGACCCACTGGCCGTCTTCGGTCTGCTCTTCGATCACAGTGCCGGCGTCAGTCAGGGTGACACGGATAGCGCCTGGGACGTAACCTTCCACTACCACCAGCTCGGGAGCACGCTGCTTGGAAGACTTGACCTTGTGGGAGATAGCGTTGGCGCCAGCAACCATGATGCGGTGAGCAATGGAGTCGACCAGGACGTCGTCATTGAAAACACGCTGAACATGATCGGCGGTCAGTTCGACAATGGAGCGCTGGATGTTGGTAAGCGCATCGTTGGTGGCGATCAGGGTGGACTCGAGGGTGGCTACGCGCGCTTCGAGGTCAGCGATGATCTGATCTTTGGTTTGCTCGGTCACAGTGAAGCTCCTTGTACATTAAAGGTATCAGCCGGAATGAAAGGCCGGCCGTTGTTTTGTAAATCGATGATGCTACGGATACGCGAGTCCGTGGACGTTACCACGTGAACAATGTCAATGCTCTTGTCTCCGTCTCGTAAGATAACACTGATCTGTAAATCAATACTGTTCCCTTTCGTGACAGCGTTGACGTTCAGATCCACAGCATCAAACTGACGCTCAAAATAAGACTGTAAGACGCGGTAAGTCTCGTTCTGTAGCTCAATTGGATTGTTACCAAACTGACTGATGATGGCCCCTAGACTGACCAGGGACCCACGGTACATGTCCGACTGAGACTTCTGCGTGATATAGAAGTTGGCCATGGCCTCGTCGGCTTTGATGGTCAGGTCAGAAGCGAAGCCTGCTGGACCTAGGACGGGAATCACACGGGACATGGGGAAGACTCCGACAAAGAAAAAGGATTGCGGTGGCAGTAACGGAAGGGGTGACACACATACCAATCGGCAGGTGTGTCACCCTATCAGTCAAAGCGAGCTGTTATCTGGACAGCTCGGGTCGTCCAAACCCTCATCGAGGAAGGTGTTGAAATTGGCCCACATTGAGTCACGGATGGTGACCTGGTCGGCAAACGTCAACTGAGTCCGTCCATCAGAGTCATACAGATGCAAGTACTCGACGAACTTGGAGTGGCCGTGCTCATCGAATTGCAGCAGTCCGTTAGTGACTTCCTGGTAATCGGGGTCATCTTCGCCGATCCGGCCACGATTTTCGTGCTTGAGGAAACTCCTCCAGCCATTCATCATGTCCTTCTCAAACAACTGCTTTGCCCGTGGGTTGGCCATGAGCCAGCGAGCCTGTTCCGGGCCGGCTTGCTGGAATTGACCAATCTTCGACATTGGGCGGATGGAATCCTTGTCGAAGAGGTGGGTGACTTTACGTTTCAGTGCATCGACCTTGCGCTCGATACGATCAAAGTCAAACGACTCGAATCGCTCAACGGCGCGGTTATACAGGTCACTGCCCATCAACCCGAAGGAACGTGCTGTGTTCTCCAGTCGGCTTCGAATGGCAGCCCGGTCCTCTGACTTCGGCAGCCCGTAGTGCATCGACCGAAATTCCGACTCGTCCGCATACATTGCAATAGCCATGTTGAGACTTAGCCCCCTTTGTGAGAATGGGTGAGTAGGATGATAAGTTGCTCCTTATCGTGAAACCTGGTCACCTTCGATCAGCCAGTTCGTCATGCTGGCAATCAGTGGTGGCGGCAAGGTGGTGTTACGGGAAACTGTGAAGGGTTTGTTCAGATCCATGACGCCTGTGACTGGGTCGAATCGACTCAGTGCTTTGGCCGTCTGCTTATCCAGTGGCAATTCGCCCCATAATGCATCCGGGGACACTCATGGGATTTCCCCATGACCTGACTATATCTTTACCTGTAAAACCAGGTACCTTCTGTTTCGGTCAATTGCCAGACCTACTCTACTCGGTTCGTCTCCCGACGCCTTTCGATAGTCGATGAACCGTACCCCTGGCTTGCTTCCCAGCAATCGGTAGGGTCTTGGCTGCGGATTGTGCAATCTTCATCTTTATTACCGTACCCTCGGAGTTACCCTCGGCCACTTCAGTGTTTCCACTGTAGCTTGGTAGATGAAGCTCTCAGCACGTTCCCGTCAATTTAAAAGGTTTAACGACGGCAATGCTTTACCGTCGAAATCGGCCGTATGTTCAGGTGAGACGCAACGTCACCCCGCAGCATTACCTGCATAGCCCTGGCAATTACGCCAGGATACCAGACTATATCATCATCTCATGACTGAGATGCCTCCCGTTTCGACCCCGCTTGGTGGCCTACTCTACTCCCCGTAGGTTTCGATAGTCGTTGATCACATCCCATACGCTTCGGTTAATGAATTACACATTAACGGTTAGGCCCTTTCCCTGCGCGATAGGGACTTCGAGGCTGATTGACCCATTGTATCATCTACCTACTTTTCAAACCGTCACGAATGCCGTTTCCAGCTGCGTTGTGGTAAGGTAGCTTTAGCGTCTTCCAGCAGTTAGAGAGGTTCTTCGACTAGAGTCGCCCCTAGAAGGAACAATGTGACTTATTCTTATCGATCAGGTTCAGAGGACTCATGCTGACAGTGTTATCTGTCGGGTCAGTCTTGAAGTGATCGATCTGGTTGTAGCCTATGGAACCCCTGGTCAAGGTGGGGTTCCTCGCGAACAGCGTCGGAATGGTCCCACCTGGGGATTCGTCCAGCAGTTCGTTCAGCAGGTTGTGCAAGTCCGGGTGGTAGCGCAACGTGTTCTCGTAGATCAGGGCATTCATTTCGTTGGGTGTGTAGCCCCGCGCCATGAGCTTGTTTTGCAGGTGGACCTTGAACAACAAGATACTTAGCGACCACGGCATCTCCAGGCCATCTTGACGATGTGGCTTTTGCCGGGAGGTGATGACCGAACGGAATCCCCAGTATGGCCGGGTACCATAGATCAGCTTACGCATGATCCCAGGCTTCTTAAAGATGACCTCAGACTCGAACGACTTATAGTACTCGCTGAAGTTATTGAGGGCATTGACCATCCGCGCTTCTTTGTTAGCCTGTGGCAGCTTGGGCTGGTTCTCCGCGTTTTCGCGGTTGTCGATGCCGATGAGGATGTGTGCCGCATCGATGGCAGGGACCATCTTTGGGTCGGACACGATCCGGTTATTGGACGACTCGCGGATAAAGCCAAGGCGAGTAGGGAATGGCAGGTGTTCGGAGAACGTCCGGTCGAAATTCTCCTGAAGGAAGCGCATGATCTTGCGGCGTTTCCGGGCGCTGGCAGACGGACCAATCAGTGACGCCTTGGCCAGGGCAACCAGGATGGCTTCATAGTTCTCGATGAAGTGGTTGTAGCCGCGTGGGATCTCGAGCCGCTCAAGCTTACGCATCTTGTCGGCAGCCAATGGAGCAGCCGGTTGATAACGGGGATTGGTCAGGTACTCGAGGATGTTGAAATTAGAATGGCTGAGGTTCTTTGACAGAATCCGCCACACCGTAAGGTTAATGAATGCTTTAATGCCCGCTGGTGCTTTGAGCCAGAGGATAGACTCCAGAGGCTTCTCGGTAACCGGGACAACCAGCGATAAGCAGTTATTGCAACGGATGTTGTAATTGTCCATGCCGACAATGGAACCGCAGTCACAGCTGGCGGTGTTGTTCAGCGAATCGCCGTCAAGACTGGCATAGATCAGGTTATTAAGCTCAAGACGATCGGCTTCCAGATCGATGTTGAACTCGTTCATGAGGATCGCAGGATGCGCCTGATGACGGAAGATGTCGTCGTAGTTGACCACACTCAGGTAAATGCCATTGCGTTCTTTTATGGCCATGTATAGTACCTTTATTAGCGGTTATTGGTGAGTATAAAAATTAATGGAAAGGGCATAGATCGGGGGAGCCGGAGCCCCCCCTCTCTAATGGTGTTGCTTAGAACGACGAACCGCGACCGAAGCCGTTGCTCACATGGCTGCGCAGGCTGCGCTGATCGCCATTAACCACACGACGGCTGTTCAGCAGACCGTGGGTCAGATCGCCACCACGGAAGTCGCGAATGCGAGTGTTGCCACGCAGACGACGAGCACCGAAGGTGAAGTGAGCTTGACGCTGATCGATGTTGATCTTGCAATCGGCCACCGACAGTGCCAGCGCTTCGATGAATTGCGGGTTGATGAAGGCCAGGTCGACGTAGCGGGAGAACTTGACGTTCTGCTGCAGGGCGCCGGTCAGCTGGTCGAACTGCTCGGATACGCGGATTTCCACGTCCAGGTCAGTGCGGTCGATCACGTCCTGATAACGCAGGGCGCTTTCACCACCATCGTTCGGGTTCTGCGCCATCCAACGGAGCAGGTCCCATTCACGCAGATCGCGCTCGTTGCCCTTCTCGTCCAGCCAGGTACCGGTCAGGTAACGGGCACCGGACATCACGAGTGGGTTTTCTACGCCCAGCTCTTGAGCACGACGGCTGAAGTTGCCCGAAGTCAGGCGGTCAGCGTAGTCGTACAGACGGCGAACAGCTTCGCGGTTGGCCGAAGTGTCGTCTGCAGCATCCAGCAGCAGGCTGGTCAGCCAGCTGTTGTCGCCACCTTCTTCCAGCTCGATTGCGTATACCAGGTTTTCATCGACCAGACTGAAGAAGTACTGACCCCACTTCTCTTCGTCCAGCGAACCACGGTTGTCGAACACGATCGGTTGCTGATCTTCATCCGGGCCGAGAATGTTCAGCAGACCGCTGTCGCGAGCATCGATCTCACCACGGGCAACTTCACCCGGCAGGAAAGTACGGGCCCACGCTTGGTTCTTGGAGATCACCGAGGACGATGCCAGTGCCAGGAGCAGGAGCTCCGGGGTGATGGCGTTGCCGCTGGTGTCCATGCGGTTGATGATGTACGTCGGGGTGAAGTACGGCTGATCGCGACGACGGTCACGAGCCCAACGCTCTTCGTTCTGCGGCGGGGTGTACACGATGTTCATGTAACCACCCAGGTTGGCCAGAGGCACGGTGACGTTCTGGTCGCCCTTGCGAACGGTACCTGCAACCGATACCGCGATGTCACTGCGGCGAGGCAGGCCGTCGGCGGATACGCTTTCACGACCGGACATGTCGACGTTGATCTCGAGGGTGGACTGCTTGTTGAGCCACTCGAGGCTGAAGAACATGTCGTTGCGGTACAGCTCGTTGTACATCGAGGACAGAGCCGCCTGCGCGTAGAAGATGACCTGACGCGCTTCGGTAGTTTCCGGATCGTTGAAGTCGACCTTGCGGTCAACCACACGCCAGCCGCCACGGATCACTTCGACGGAACGACGGGACTGGTCGAATGCCTTCTTGACGATGTCGTCGATGAGGGCGAGGTACGACTCGGTCACGTAATCCGAAGCGATGATCGGCAGCGGGTAGGTGCGATGGTTGATCTCGACGTTGCGGATCGGGGTTTCGTCGCTCAGCGTGCCTTCCAGCACCAGCGAGTGAACCAGTACCTTGGTAACGCCCTGATCTTCGATCGGGTACGCCAGGATCACCGAGGAGATGCTGACGTTGTTTTCCTGACCGTCCAGACCCAGCACTTGGATCTTGGTCAGGTCGATGGCAGCGGCACCGGCTACTTGACGCTCGGCCGAGAACCAGAACTTAGCGGCCTTGATGGCGTTGACCAGGGATTCACCGCTGGTGCGACGGGACATCGGGCTGCCGAGCAGACGGTTGATATCCAGCAGACCAGCGTTCAGGACCGGGTTTTCCTGAGGGGTCGGACGGGACGAGCGGCTGTTCGCCTGTTCGCGGGACGGCTCCTGCGCCTGCGAGTTGTTGCTGTTGTCGTGGCTATCTTGAACTGCCATGGTGTACTCCTTGGAGAGATTTCGTTGTTTACTAGGCCTAGTGAACATCGTAGTGATATTCACGTGGATTATATAGCGCCATGAATTGTTTGAATGGAATTATAATTCCTAGGCTCGTACAATCCGACGGTTGCGTTTAAAAATACGACGTGATCCACAGGAAAAGGAAATACCCTCCCTTGGCGACAGAGTGAAAACTCTGTCAGGAGCACATCTCCTATACAATAGGGGAATGGTAGTTATTTTTTACTATTTGTCATGTTCGGCCAATCCTTTGAGATTAGACTTTTACCCAAGGACCCCATCATGTACACGCTTTTTAACTCCGACCAGCTGTTGCGCCAGACGAACACCACGGTCTTCGGGCTGGATTACGTCAAGCGTGAACTGATGGGCACTCAGGTAGAGCGCTATAAACAGTACCGGGCGATGAACCCAGGCTACCTCAAAAGTGACCATGTACTCCTTAAGATCCTCGGCCTGATCGACATCCCGTTTGACGGTGATCTCCCTGACTATTATCTACAGGTCAGCAGTATCGTTAACCGACTGGCTGGACAAATGGGTTTCTGCAACGCAGCCCACCACGGACGAGTCAGTACCAAGAGTCAGTTCTACGGCAAGGGAGTCAATGAGATCATCATCGCTGTGACCGATGATAACCTGACACCAACACAGATCTGGTTTGGCTGGCGTGACATGTCACCCATTCGGGTCCTGAGCCATCCGGTGATGGGGTGCGGTATCCTTGAGCTAAATGGGACAGCCGAGTTCAAGGGGCTTCCCGACGGCGCCATGAGCGTGCTGGAATTGAACATCCCGCTGCTGGCCTGTCAGTATCATCTCTGGCGCATGGCGGTGCGCACCATGGCCCCTGAAGGCCATACCCTGCCGGCTGCTCATTTTATCACACAGGTCATCATCCCGAATATGCTATCCAGTCATCTGGATGTGGCAGTACTCAACACCATGCATCATCTATTGGGTGCTGAACAGTACACCAAGATCGATTCGGCGATGCCGTTCTTCACTACAGACCTCTGGCCTCGCTTGACGAAGGGGTTGGGTGAAATTGTCAACAAGTTCAGCAGTCAGACCAGCTTCTACAAGGACATCCTGAGTAACACTCCCGTGTTCGGTCAGAACAACCTGCTTCAGACAGTCCGGATGCCCGACATTGCTTACACCAACCAAGCGATCTGGGCGCTGACCATCGCGCGACTCCCAGTCATTGCCATGTTGCTTAAGTTCGATGCAGTGAGCTCTAACGCCAAAAACGATTCGGATAAAAACCGTATCCGTCGAAGCCTTAAGGAAGCACAGTCTGGAAAGTACCTGGTCAACCAGATACCGGCCAATGTTGCCGACTATGTGGCCGGGTTTATAACCGAACACATCGAACCTTACCTATAAGGACATAGAGAGGGGCTGAGGCCCCTCCTTATGCCGTCTGGCTTATGTCATGGCCAGGAGAACCTCTGACAAGTCACTGTCAAGTTTAAAGGAGAAGCCAGTCTTCATCATCGTCCTCGAACAAATCATCGTCATCATCGTCCTCCAGTGTGCTATTGGCATCTGTTGGCGAAGGCTGCAGATTGATTTCTCCGCTCGGGGTATAGATGTCACTGATGAGCCTGACGTACTTGCTGTCGACCTGGAAGATTCCAAGAGACTCAAGGATCATGTAGAACGACTCCAGGATGCCATAGGTCAGTCGACGGATGTCGATCATCGCCATGACTTCGTCGGGCATTCCGGTCCCCGACAGGATAGACAGTGGCAGCATCAGGGTGCTGATCTTCTCACGCTCCGACAGGACGCAGTAGTTGCGCAGACGAGCCCCAAATTCAGGGTCGATGGAGTCGCAGTGTTTGAACCAGGTCTGCATGTCAGTCTTGTTATTTACTGCCAGCGGGACCTTAATGACCGTAAAGGGTGGGGACTCTACATGGCCGTACTTGGGGGCAAAGATATCTTCCCACATCAGGTAGTGCCGGTACTTGGTCTTCTCCTTGTACGGGTCGTCCTTGTTCATGTTGGCGTACGACTCCTGAATCTGAGCTGACTGCAGGTAGCGGTGCTCACCTTTCTTGATCGAGGTATAGACGTCCTGCTCATACCGCCAGACGATCTGATAGACTTCCTCTAGGGTGAACTGCCGGTTTTCATCGGCACGGGTCATGACTTCCTTCATCAGACCTTTAGCTGCCTTGATGATGGTCGGAGGCACTGTGGATGACCGCAACGCCACGCCCTTGATCTCCATGTCGTAGTCCTTATAGACGTTACCCTCACGGGCCGACATGAATGCGTAGTAGTGTTTGGCACGGCTGGTCAGGGTGAATACAGGGAAGGCGTATTCGTTCTTCATGGTCAACCGGTGCAGGTCCTGCTGGATCACCCCCATGTTCGCTGACAATTTGGCCAACACATGCACGATGCATTGACAGGCAATGAACGTCGTGGCGTACCAAATGCCGTCACCTTCCCTTGTCCGCCGGTCGGTACCGGTGTACCACGTCACCCATTCCTGAGTGGTGAAAATGGTCGAGTCGGTATCGGAAGCCAGCACGCTGCGTCGCAGGATGCCTTTGATGTTGGCCACCGTTGGAGTCAGACTCACCGGAGTGAGGAACACCCGGATAAAGGTAAAGTACTCCTCCAGGACTCCTTGGACATGATACGCCGTCTTCGCGACCTTTGCCAGTACATCGGTCAGGCCTTTATCCTTGAGGGAGTCAAAGTTCTCCCCCTTGGTAAGGTCGGCATTGAGGTAGGTGGCCAGCATCAGCAGATCACCGTCGAATGTCTTACCCGTTAGAATAGCGTACGGGTCCTCGATCACAGTGGCGTCTGAAGCCGGGTCATACTTGATCAGTTTGTCCATCATGGTGCGAACAAACCCATCGTTGTACTGGGCGATGTGGTACAGATCACCGGTATAAACGATGATGGCACGTTCCAGTGGGGTGATGCGCACGATGTAGTCAATGATTTTCTGGAATTGTCCCGCGTTACGCCAGTACAGGTCAGTACTGCGGCGAATGCAGTCAGCCGTTTGTTCGACAGTGGGGTAGGCCAGCCCGCATTTTTCCATGGCCGCTTCGAAAACATCATGCGGCTGAGTGGTGACCAGTGAAAGCATATTGGCCAAAGCGATAGTCGGGGTGTGGTAATGCCTCGACCCGGCCAGAAGGCGTTCGTTGTTGGCGTTGCCGTATCCAGTTGCCGCCCGGCACATCGACGTCAGGCTGGAGTGGCCGGATTTAATGTACAGGATGTTACCGGAGAAGCCATGCATGCCAGAGAGGGAGTTGATGCCGATCTTCTTGGCGTTCTGTTCCGCATCCTTGATCTTTTCAAGGACTTCATCCCCGGCTACCTTGGCGTAAAACATCTCGGTCTTGGCTTTCTTACGGCCGGCAATGCCTTTCTCAACGAAAATGGCAGACGGAGACTTAAGCACTTCGGGGTTTTCATAGCAGACCATTGACGGCGACAGGATGCGCTTGCTATCGGTCACTGTTCTGACGTAGGTCAGCAGGGTCATTTCGGTCTTGACGCGATTACCTGGGCTTTCTTGCTTCAAGACCAGCATGTTCGGGTCACGGAGCGGGAAGTCGCCACCACGCGACAGGTTTCGCTTAAGGAAATTCATGGCTTTCTCTTTGGGCTGACCTGTCATGGTCGTGAGAAAGTGAATATTCTGATCGAAATAACCTTTAAGCAGATTTAGGTCGCGTGTGTACTGGTCTTTGGGAAGAACAAATGGATTTTCCATCACTCGGCCTCAAATTGGACAAAAAAGAAATAAGTGGGAGCTCTCATAGAGAGAGCTCCTTTTGTTTTTATTCACTGTCAGCATTTGCCACCACATACACCATGGTGTCCTCTTCCCGGACAGGGTAGAAGTCCAGCAAGTAGAAGCCTTCGTTGGTCCTCAGGAGGTCACAGACATTGTCAAAACCTTGCGGGAAAACGCCACAGTTGCAGAAGTTGACCACGTGCTCGATGATGTCTGATGCACAATCGTCAATGTCTGTCAATCCATAGATGTCATCCATCATGGCCTCGGCCATGTCGGTGTTACCCATCTGCTCGCGCATCAGGACATCCACCATGGCAGAGGGAGACAGGGTGTGTTCAAGACACATGACCATCTCATTGGGTGTTTCGTACCGAAGCAAGGTGGCTTTAACCATATCGTAGAACTCGGTGTACTTATCGAAGTACGCCTCGTCAAACGAATAGAGCAGGAAGGTTTCTCGCTCAGGGTCGCGGCTGAGAATGAAGTCGTTGGACCGGGTGGGATAGCTTACCCGGCGTTTAGCCCTCAAATGTAAAGTCTTCGATCCCATTTTGCAAGAATGCCTGTCGAATGATATTCTCAGTGGACGGGGTAGCATTTCGGACCCGGATGAACAACTCGCGGTTGTCGATCACCTCGATGGTTTCGTGACGAATCCATGGCACACCGAGGACTTCAATCTCACCGTTACCGTAGCGCAACTTGACGTAGCTGTACGCTCCTGCGCTACCCGGTAGGTCGGTGATGTAGTTCTTGACCTGTGCGTGTTTGGCGCGCACATCGGACAGAAGCATCGCGGTGTCCAAGTCCAAAACAGCCAACACGGTGACGTTCTGGCGGTTGGAGCCAAGGGCTGCCGGAGCAGCCGTGTCAAACTTAACAGTGGAGCCGATGTAATTGGTGATCATGGTTATAGATCCTCAAATGTAAGAATGAAAGTGCCATCTGTGTCCATCACCTCGACGTCGATCCAGCGACGATCGCTCAGTTGGGTGAGTAATCCATCTTTTTTCACCTGTAACACCCACCTCATGTCAAATGCGAACTCCTCGCTCAGGGCGCGGTGAAACGCTCGCATGAGCAGTGCACGCAGGTA